TATCTAAAAAGTACAAAAGAACATTATTTTAGCAAACATGTTTAACCGCCTTCGGGCTAAATAGATAGAATATGAGTGAAAATGTAATCACATCGTACAAGGGATTCGACAAGAATATGAAATGCCGTGGATTTCAGTACGAAGTTGGAAAAGAGTATGAAATGGACGGAGAAATCAAGTGTTGTAACCGAGGTTTCCACGCTTGCGAGTCTCCAATGGAAGTGTGGGACTACTACGATATGCTTAGCTCTCGCTATGCAGAGGTAGAACAGTCTGGTAAGATTGATAAAGAAGAAAATTCAACAAAGGTATGTTCTTCACACATCAAGATTAAGGCTGAGTTGAAGCTGGCTGACATCATTAATATCGGTGTCGAGTGGCTGAAAGATATAACATCACCATCTAAAGTAAAAACAGATAGTACGTTGAGCAGTAGCGGTGACTCTGCTCAGATTGGCAGTAGCGGTGACTATGCTAAGATTGGCAGTAGCGGTGACTATGCTCAGATTGGCAGTAGCGGTGACTCTGCTAAGATTGATAGCACTGGAGAAGATTCTGTTATTATGTGTGCAGGAAACAATTCCAAAGCCAAAGCAAAGATAGGCTCATGGATAACGCTGGCAGAATGGAAATGGAGCGATGAAAAGAAACGTGATGTTCCAGTATGTGTTAAGACTGAGTACGTTGATGGAGAGGATATCAAGGCTGATACTTGGTATAAACTTATAAACGGAAAGTTTGTTGAAGTTAATGAGTAACTAACCACCCTTATGGGATTGAATATAAGTAATATGAAAAAGATTATTTTGGCAACATTAATCGTTGCAAGTTTGTTCGCTTCTTGCTCTAGCGAGAAGACTTTTAAAAAGAAAGATGGCTCTACGATTACAGCAAAGCCTTATGGATGGGCTAGTAAGGAAAACAAAGTAGAAGGTGTTAACTACGAGTTGAATGCTCCAGATGTTGTAGCTTCAATCATCTTCGCTCCATCAGTTATCGCTCCTGCTTTACTGACAGCTTACGATGTATGGGAGCCAGTATCATATACTGAGCCATCTAAGTAATCAACCACCCTCTCCTGCAATAGGGAGAGGGTAAAAATAAGAGAATATGAAGAAAATCATGTTTAATGACAAGTATGGTCTGACAAAGGCGGTATTTGAGGGAAGAAAGACTCAGACAAGGCGTATTTTGAATCCTACAATGCTTTTCGAGCGTTTGAACACGTACGAAGGATGGACAAAAGAATCTATTGCTGATTGGAAGGAATCTTGTAAAGACAGACTTTATAAATCAGATGGTGAAGAACTGAAAGAAATGCTTGGTTACGCCTTGGAACATTCACCATACAAGGTTGGAGAAAAGGTAGCTATTGCGCAAAGATACATAGACCTTGTAAACAATGATGAATTCTATCGTCTTTGTGGCATTCATGGGATGCCATTAGAGTGTATTAGATACGAGAAAGGTTGCAACAACAAAATGTTTGTTAAAGCAGACCTTATGCCGTATCATATTCATATCAAGGATGTGAGAATAGAGCGATTGCAAGACATCAGCGAAGAAGACTGCCTTGCAGAAGGTATCGTAGATTTCGAGAGCAAAATAAACAAGGCGCATTTCTATAGTATAACAGAAAAATCTGCAACCTATAGTACTCCAAGAGAGCCATTTGCTCAACTCATCGACAAACTTTCAGGAAAAGGCACATGGGCAAGTAACCCATTCGTGTTTGTTTATAACTTTAGTTAATAAGAGAATATGAAAACAATAGATTGGGAACAACGCAGATATGAGATTGCAAAAGAAGTATTTCCTTCCCTGCTTAATGCAGAAGGGAAGTTTAATGCACCTTTCGCTGCAAAACTTGCTATTGGTTGCGCTGATGCTTTAATTAACAAATTAAAAGGTAAGTAATGACTAGAGAAGAGTTAAGAAATAATTATGGAAATGACATCTGTGAATTATGCTACCGTGAGTTTTATGCTAGCAGAGCATACCCAGAACCAATTTGCGAAAGTCACTTTTGCGAAGAGGCAGAAGATTATTTCGCAGATGAACATAATATAAAATTGGAGGATTGATTATGGACAGAAATCAAGCTAAAGAATTTTATCCTATCTTGCAAGCTTTTGCAGAAGGCAAAACGATAGAAACAAGAAGAAAACCAACCGCAGACAACAACGGAGTAACAAAAGATGGTTGGTTTGAGTTCAATGATTGGACGGAAATGAAGGAACTTGAATATTGGGTAAACGTGGATTACCGAATCAAACCAGAGCCAAAGTACCGCCCATTTAAGGACGCAGAAGAGTGCTGGCAAGAAATGTTAAAGCATCAGCCGTTTGGGTGGATAAAGTGTAAAGAAGGTTATTTCAATATCGTTTATGTTGATGACTACTATGTAGGCTTGGCAGATAAGGATGATAGCTCTATCCTGCTGGCTTCAAAAAATAGCTATACAGACAATACCTTCGCAGACGGCACTCCATTTGGTATTAAAGAGGAGGAATAGTTATGGCATGGGTAGCGACAGATAAGAATGGAGAGGAATACCTCTACGAGGAAAAGCCTGATAGAGGTTATGGCTGTATATGGAAAGCAACATTCTATGACGAAAAAGATAGAAATTCTGACTTTATAGAACTTCCCAAAGGCAGTATCAAAAAGCTCATCGGACAAGAACTTACTCGGAATGATTAACAAGTAGAACTTAATATGTATAGATCGATTACAATGTATCAGATTGTTTGCGATAGATGCGGAGAAGTATTTGGAGGTACAGATACTTGCTCTGCACTATTCAGTAACAAAGAAGTTGATATTGGTGACTACTCTGATTGGGAAATGATAGATGGCAAACACTATTGTCCCGATTGTTATGAAGTGGAGGTCATTGATGGAGTGTATAACGTTAAAGCAAAATAGTTATGGCAACCTATAGAATAGTAGATATGTATCGTAAAAGCAAGGCTGTTAAAGGCATACATTACGATTCTCAGGATAACCCAATCCTTGCTTATCGTGTAGATAAGAGACATTCATTGCTCTTTGGACTTATCCATTATTGGGACTATGGCGCATATAACCTTTGCCCAGAGTATTTGTTTTCTTCGATTGATAAAGCCAAGGATGCTATATTGATGGTTGATAAAAGTAGAAGAGTAACAATTTTATATAAGTAGCTTATGAAAGTAGAAAATATCAAGTTCAAGGCTAAACGTCTTGACGGAAAAGGATGGGTTTGCGGATATTTCTACGAGGAGAATGGTAATACATACATTATTGAGAATCGTCAGAAAGAAAGCAAGTTAAACAGAAATCTCACTTATCAGGTTGACCCTTCTACCGTCTGCCAGTTCACAGGACTGAAAGACAAGAATGGTGTGGAGGTATGGGAACATGACCTTTTAACAAAGGATTACTCAGTAATCTATGAGGTTGGCTATGAAGGTTGTGGATTCAAAGCTTCTATTAAAGGAGAAGATGAGTTTGATTTAAATCTTGTTGCCGTATGTAAGTATGATTGTATTTGTGGAAACAAGTTCGACAGAAAGGAAGGTGAGAAAAATGATGAAGAAAAGAACATATAGGATACTCATTATAGTCTTTTCCTGCATGATGATGGGATATTTTCTCGTTGGAACAATCCTTAATCCATCAGTTTATGAAGTGACAAGATGTTTTTTGTTTGGCTTGTTCTTGGGATATTATACATATTGTTTATATAGCATTTATGAAGGAGGTGAGAAATAAAGATTAGACTAGCAAAGAAGATAATGAACTACTATAAAAGATTTTATGGTAGCAAGTATTGGCTTTGGCGATGGGGCTACTATTGCGGAATGAAAAGTATAGGAAAGAACGCAGGAGACCACCGCATCACCAAGGCGATAAGTTTAACAAGTAAAAAGAAAAAATATGGAAAAGTATGAATGGGAATACATGGTAACTTCAATAGTTATTGATAAAGCCGATGAGATTGCCAAGGTTCTATCTGGTAGATTCAACCAAGAAGGCTATGAAGGTTGGGAGTTAGTGCAATGGAACATCATGCCACCTGCTGCACTTTTAACGGCTTCTACAACACATTGCTGTGGCTCAATATATATTCTTGCAACATTTAAGAAGAAGTTGAGAGTGTAATGGTAAGCAATGATACTGAGCTTAGAATGATAGCTGCACAGATAACTATGAAGTCTTCTGTTGGAGCAGAAGACTTATGCAGCCGTTATAGTAGTGTATCACGTATGTTAGGTAATATGTTTAATGATGTGTATTACATTCTCCAAAATGTAAGATACAGATATAAATACAAGTAGATATGAGCAAACAATTATTTGACTTCTCGGAGGCACTGAGAAGAATGAAGGAAGGAAAGAATGTTAGACGTAAAAATAGCGAATACATATTTGCGATATGCGGAGGCGGCTGTTTCCCTCAAACAATATCATACAGAACGTGTATGTCTAATATGCTCTCTTTAGGTGTTACAGCTATACCTACAGAATATATTCTGGCAACCGACTGGGAGGAGGTGTAAGGATGAAAAAGAAAGTATTGACCCTCACCGTCAGCAAGCGATGGTTTGAAATGATTGCTGACGGAAAAAAGGATGAAGAGTATCGGGAGATAAAGCCGTATTGGGTAGCACGATTACTTCAAAACAATAGCAATATCGTTGATGTGCGACATCTTGCCTTGGCTTTGGCAGGGCGAACGGATTTACTTAAAAAATATATTGGCGCGCAGAGAATTGTGTTAAAACAATACACTCACGTTCTCTTCATTAATGGCTACCGCAAGGATAGTCCACGAATTGAGAAGGAAATTGAGAGTATTACCATCGGCAAGCCAAAGAAAGGCTTATGCCCCGACAAGTGGCTTGATACTGAGTTTTTTATCATTAAATTCAAATAGCATATGACAAATAAAGAATTTTTTAATGCATATCGTGGAGAGCCTGTTCTTTATAAAGGAAAGGATATTGGCGCATACGTAGCAGGGTATATTGAAGATAAGTATATCATCTTAGGATTTAATGATTATACAGGCTGCATTCAGTGCTTCACTTCTAAAGTGAAAAATCTTTGTGCAATGTATCACTCGTATCGATTCGCAAAGATGAAATATTTGGAAGTGATAAAACATCAGTAATATGGAAAAAGAAGAAAAATGTTGTGGTAACTGTCTTTGGATGGGACGCGAAGACATCTTAGGCAATGGATGGTGCTACAAAAAAGATTGCGAAACATCTTGTGATAAGGTTTGCAAGAAACATGAATTTTAAACTTTAAATATTAAAATGGAAAATAAGAATTTAACATTAGATGAGTATCAGCAGTTAGCGCTAGAGACTGCTATTTATCCTAACCCTATCATTTATCCTACATTGGGATTGACAGGTGAAGCTGGTGAAGTTTCTGATAAGGTTAAGAAAGTGTTGCGTGATAACGATTCTGTTTTTACAGATGAAAAGAAGTTGGAAATCGCCAAAGAAATTGGTGATGTATTGTGGTACTGCGCAACTCTTTCTCACGATATAGGCTTCAGACTTAGCGATATTGGAAAGATGAATTACGAAAAACTCCATTCTCGCCAGTTGAGGGGAAAATTACATGGAAGTGGTGATAACCGATAGCCTATGAACGTACTTACAGATGAACAGAAAACGTATATAAAGGAACACCCTTACGAATCTCCTTACGCTATAGCCAAGAGCTTCGGTTGCGCAGTACAGACTGTTTACTGGTGGCTACATAGGCTGCATGGGGATTCGTTCAAGGACGCAAGAAAAGAGCAAAGAGAGAAGATCAGGGAATCTGTCCGTAAGCTATATCCGGATTACTCTTCTTCCGAAATTTCCAAAGAGCTTGGGATAACAAAGTCATGTGTAACAAGCATAGCAAAGTCGCTTGGCGTTACTCATACCCAGGAAACGGAAGAAAGACTTCGGTTGAAATGTGCTCAGGCAATAGTAAGACCTGAGATAATAGCTAAACGTTCTGAATCTCTAAAAAAGACGCTGAGGCTTGACAGGTACAGAGCAACGAATGGAATAAAACAGAAGACACGACGCAAGTTCAAGACCATTCCGAGCAGATGTCTCTGTGCAAGAAACTATCTCTGCAATAAATACAACTACTTCTACGACAAAGATTACGGAGAGCTGCTTACCATATTCTACGACAGCGAAACCAAGATGCTGAGTGAAGATCAGCAGAAACACTACGAGACGAAGTATGGTATCAAGTTCCTCCAGGGAGCTGAAGAATAATTTCTGTGCATTATCTATATGTTTAGGGGTGGCTACACATTGCGTGCGGTCACCCCTTTTTGTTTATATCAACTAATAACCAAATAAAAACATTAGAAAAACTAAGAACGTTTATGTAGCTTTAATCTCCAGTATATCCAACCTAAAAATGCGAGAATGCCTATGAAAAGGCAAACTGAAGTTATCTTACCTATATTCAAGAAAGCTCTGTCAGTCTTTGATAGTTGCTTCTCTACATATATTTTATCTTTCGATATTTTACTTATCACTGAGACTAATGAGTCACACTTGCTATGATATATCGCCGTACTATCCTTGTATTCCTTAAGACTAGAAATACTATCTCTCAGTATCTGTACATCTTCCTGTGATATCTCGTGATATTCGTAGTGGAATCTGTCTTCGCCGACTTTGTTTCCGTTCACATCGTACATCGAAGCTGTACTATCCCTTATATGAGTCTTCTCTTTCGTGGTAGACTTTACAGACTCTTTATGCGATGCTCTGTATGATTCCAGTTCCTTAATAAACCTTGCGTTAAAGAGTGAATCCCACTTAGCCTCGTTACGTTTATCGGTGATGTATGTCTGTTTCTCTATCACACGTTCTTTCATCTTACATCTACAGAACATTGATAGAATCAGCATTGCTACTGCAATAGCAATTACAACTCTTGTTATCTTATCAATCAGTTTCATAAGCTTACTGAATTACAATCGTTACTTTTTCCTTTTTATCCCAAGCTGTCTTCATGGTCTGAATGAGCTTGTTTGTCCAAAATCGAGAATCGCTAACCCATCCTTTCTTGTCGTTTTTACCGATAAGAATACAACCCTCTGTGTCTTTTGAAGAGTTACCGCTATGTATGCGTATTCCTTCAAATCCTTTGACATTCAGAAGTAATGGCAACATCTTCTTGAATCTGTTAGAATAGGTATATACACATTCATAGCTGCCGATTGGTATTGCAGTCTGCCCATATACCTTTTTGTTTTTGATTTCGTCCAAATCCATTTTCTGATTCAATCCTCTGTCTGTATCTTCAAGAGCATTGCATCCGAACAATTTGCCATTCACGTACAGACGGCTAATAGTATAGCCATCCTTTTTCCAAGCCCTATCAATTAGTACTTCCATTTTTGTTTTCCTCCTCTTTTTTATCAAACTCATTGTTGAGTCTGTCAATAATCGGCTTCCAGTAGCTAGGCAGCGCCTTTGCGAACTCGAATCTCAGAATATAGTAAATAACCCGGAATGAGATGTTCTTAGGGTATGCTTTAATGAGGTTCTTGAACGCATTGCATATATATACATAGCAGAATATATACGTAAGCATCTTAATCACAAATAAAGCTTCCGTACCATCGTTGCAACCTAACATGATGCCGTAGATCACATAAACAATGGATACATAGAGAAGCATTTCAAGAATTGCGTTCTTGAACTTTGATGCAGAAAAGTTCTTGCATCGCACAACACTCACGCCGTCAGCCCTCATACCGCAGAAGATATTGAAGCCAAATGCGATAACCAACGCCAAAACGAAGCCTTCTGTTGGCGTTGCAAAGGCAAGTATAGATGAAAAAATAGTAACACCTATCTGCCGAATCTGTGATGAATCTAATAAATCTGTCATAATCTGTTATCCTGAATAATTAATAAAAATAAAGTTTCGGTCTCTTTCTGCAAAGATAGCAAAAAAAACCGAAACTTCATTCAGAATAACCAAAAACTTTAGACATTCAAGTCGTAATATGGAAGTCTGCCACTTTCCAGGAAGGAAATACATTCATCGAAAATCTTCTGCTCGTAGTTGTACGTGTTGATCTTCGGGAACCATTTCTTTATCTTTGTGTCGTTACGTTTAACCATTTCGCCCCAAAGAACGCACCAGTCTTCGAGATTGATGTTGTCGTTCTTGACCTCATGCCAATAGTCTTTGGCCACATCTTTAGTATGAAGCTGACCGATGAGACAAAGATGCATATCTGCCATCTCTTCGTTATAATGACACGCGCCAATCTCTCCCTGGACCTGCTTCATCACATCAAGCATTACGCTGTCATTCATTCCGACTTCACAACAATCTGCCATGATCGTAACACAGTTCTTGATAGCCTGCATATCATTGCTAGCTAAGATGTCTTCGAATACCTTTTTCATAACCGTATATTTTTGATGTTACTTCAGAAAATACTCTCTGATGTTGTATACACCATCCTTGTCTTTCAACAAATCGAGTGCAAGGCTGTGGGCATACTTAACCAGATGTTCTGTATCAATGTCCTTAATATCTTCCTTGCCGAGTATCTTAGCAATGGTGCATCCGTGGTCGCTTACAACCTGGTTCATCGCAACGTACAAAGCGTAATCGTTGTAATAAGGTTTCTCCTCTGTTGCAAGTCCGAGACCAGTCATAGCATTGAGCCATGTCTGCATATCCCAGGTTACTGGTGGATTCATACCGTTTACAATCTCTGAAGCTTCCTTCTTCGTAAGATAGTTCTTCCACTTGATAGCGCAAAGCTTATCAAGATACTCTTGCGCCAACTCTGGGTGTTTGGCTGCCATATCCTGCATCATGCAGCGCATCGTATTACCGAATACGTGCATATACTTTACGTTTGCTGATGATGCCATCATTCCGTACAGCTCATCAAATTTACTCATAATCTCTTTTGTTTCCATATCTTATATATTTTAACCTATTATCAAATCTTTCAACTCTACAAAGTCCTCCTCTGTGAAGTTGATGCTTCGCTTGCTTCCAAAGAGGATAGCAGTAGCAATTCCATCTGGCAGGTCAATAGACACAACTCCTTTGTCGATATGTCCGTGTATAAAACCTACATCGAATTTGTAATCTTCCACGGATTTTAGCATCTGCATCATATCTTCAAATATCGTGTTGGCATCTATGTTGCCGTCTTCATCGGCGATGAATAGGGTAGCGTTGTCAATGCTCTTGCCCCAACTATCCTTGTGCTTGGCGATGATGTTGTGCGCCGCACGTTTCATGTACACTGATGGTATGGCGAGCATCTGGTTAGCCTTAACCATATCGTCTATTCTAGCATCTGCCCACAAATCAAGCGATGTAAGCAGTTTCTCTTTCAATTCTGTTACGTTCATTTCTTAGTTCCTCCCTTCTTTGTCCCTTGAACCATAGCGAGATACTCTTGCCACGTTTTATCACTATGATTTGTCATATAGTCGTTAAGCATAGCGGTTTTCTGCTCTTCCGCCTGTGCTATTTCTTTTCTCAGTCGTTGCATCAAAGACAAATGTTTCTTTAATGCCTCCTGTCCTTGCTGAGTGCTTTCGATACGAGGGCGTATAATGCGCAATTCCTCGTCTTGCACTAGCTTAGACACATATTGCAAGCTATTGACGTATTCTTGATTTTGCATCAAGTACTGACGTTGTGCGCCTGTAAGATTGTCTTCAATTTTGTCTATCTCATCCCACAAAGGGGTTGGAGACTGCTGCGCTTGCATATTGATAGATGCTCGCTTCTGCTGTATTGCTTCGTACATCTTCTGTAGTTCGGCATCCATCATCTGCGGCTGCTGCTGATTTGTACCCATATCCAATAATGGGCTGTTACCAAAATTCATCATAACAATCAATATCTTTAAAGTTGGTGATATATTATAGAGAGGTGAGAGGGCATCCACCAACGAGGGCAAACACCCCTCACCAACTCATTTCTTTTTAGTCCTTTTTACAGACTTTCTTGCTCTGTTACGCTCCAGTAGTGGGAGTAGAAGCTGCCTTGCAGCAACAGTAGCTACCATAACCTGTAACTGTAGGAGTGCTAGGAAGTACCAACTGACCCTTGATGTCATAGGCAGTCTTTAATTCCATAGCCTGGAGCAAAATCTTCTCCTTGTAAGGAGCAAGTGCTTCCATAACGGCAATCTTAGTCTCCAATGCAGCCATCTTAGCGTTGGTTGCATCATACTGGTCTCTGCCAGCCTTATAAAGACCAAACTCTGCGTCAATCGCTCTGCGGTTTTCAGCGTTAATAGCATCTACCTGCGACTTGTAAAGACCGAACTTCTCTGCGATGTCAGTCTCACGCATAGCATAGAACTTGTTAGCGGTGTCGAGCTTCAAACCGAACATGTCGGTAAGCAACTTCACCTCATCAGCGCATTCCTTCTCCATTACCTGTAAGGCAGTTGGCTGATTGGAACTTGAATTAGCTCCGTAGGTGTTGATGTTTACGTTCTCAGGCATATTGCTTCCGCCGAGAGAGCCGAATACACCACGACCATTGCCGTTGAGCAAAGCTAAAGCCAAGCCACCGATGCCAATTCCGAGGGCTGTTCCTGCCAAACCCTTGCTGGCATACTCCTTCTTACCATCTTCGTAGATTTTCTTTTCCACGACTTTTGCATCTGTCATTTCCATTTTTACAATCTTTTTAAGTTATCCTTAATATTAACTAACACTATGTAATCGATTACGGATGCAAAGGTACAAAGAACATAGGAAAGCAAACATAACTCTATCACACTTTCTTTTAGTGATTGATTATCAGAGATTTAAGGTGATATGAGGTAATATCATAAATAACAAAAAAAGAGAGGCAATCACTTACCTCTCTTGCTCTTAATGAAGTGTAGTATATCCCACTTCTTAAAATATCGGGTATGCCCACGCTTTTTGCACTCACCGTTAGGAATGTCACCCCTAGCGACCATTCGATTCAATGTTGCATCAGAAACGTGAAGCTTCTCCTTGACTTCCTCAGTGCTCATCATTGGGTTGAGAGCATACGGCAGATAGTTCTCACAAAGGTCTTCTATCTCATCGCTACTCATTCCGCAAGCAGTTACCTTCTCCCCTCTCTTCTCTTGCTCGTCTGCTCGAAAACAAGAATCCGATAACGATTTTAATAACACTCCCAAGGTGTGATAACCAAATAACTTTCCCATATCATTATAATCTAGAGATTAAACTTTGACAGCCCTTGCCTGAGAAATACTTATCGGCAAAACCATATACATAAAATATAATGGTAATTACAAGTATTACAACATTAGCTTCCACCATTTCGTTGGTGGTAAAAACATTCCAGTATACGATATGAATAGCATTTATCCCAAATAGGTAGATTATCATCGGAATACGCCATCTGTAGCAGAGCCAAAAGAATCTGCTCGCAATTATAAGTACAAGCGGATGGATGTAAACGGAAAAATAGATAAATGCTGCCGATACCCAATTCTCCTTAAACCATACGCACATTTCTTTTTCATGAGACGCAAATGTTACCATGCATGCAATATGAAAAAGCATGATAAACAGAGGCATCACTTCACAATAATACTTAAACCAAGTGAGTAGCTTTACGCTGTAGCCTCTACCTGCAAGGATAATGACGTTTATCATTTCGCTAACGTCCATACCCCTAAACATTACTCTTGACAACTGTACAACACCGACTGATTGAACTAACCGATGGACTTCATCTTCTTCCTCTTTAGTCATAAATTCTTCTCCTTTTGTTTTTTGATTTATTATTTATTCTTAGTTCCTCATTCTTAATAATAAGGAAAGTTCTGCAAAAATAAACAATTCTGCACAAAAATATTTATTTTGAGCAAAAATTTAAAGTTAAACTTTGCTAAAGTAACAATCTGAAAGTTCTGTTACCAAATTCTTGTTACCATTTTATCGTTTTTTGGTAACGGAAACATTGCGCTTTCAGATTATTTTCGTAACTTTGCGGCAGAAATTAAAACATTAAGATTATGAAAAAGTTAGAACCATACGAAAATCAAATGGGATACCTGGTAGGTGGCAGTAGGTTGCCATCAACTCCTGGTGAGCGAGAGTTAGAGCACAAATGTAATCCGCACCCTAACGACTGGATAGATGGTATCTATGATTTCAACAAACTATAATGCAGAAAGGTCTAGTAACGCAAGCAGAGGAGGAACGAAGGAGAGGTAGATATGGCTATCTTAGTGATTTAATTCCATCTTTTGGTGGCTCTGATGCTCCATATTTTGCTGACATGATATTAGAACCTATAGAGAAGTTCGATGAAACACACTTCCCTGACGGACGAGAAAAGAAACAAGGCGGCTACCCATATTAGACAACCGCCTTGGTCTTCACTTACTTACTGATAGCGTCATCATAGTCCATCAAGTAGATGGCATAGGCGAAAGAACCATCATTAGGTGTGTTATCATCGGAAACCCAAACATCTACGTAGGCTTGGAATTGGCTGCTATCTACCCATCCAATCTGCTTAACTGTAGCCTTGGAAGGGGATGCTTTGTCATCGGTTACATTATAGAAAATCGAACCATATCCTGTCAGCATAACAAGAATCTGATTATACAAAGGTAATCCGCTGTTTTTCTTGAAATAACCACTCCATTGTGTCGGAAGCCACATGCGATACCAGCCTGTACCTATCCTTGATATGGAAATCTGTCCTGAAGGAGTATTCTGGTTAAGGTCAAGATTCCACGAACCATAAGAATAAGTTACCATCACGCATCCTCTTGACAGTACAGGCATAGGGGATGTTCTGATTGGCTCGAAACGACCACCTTGCGATGCGCTGTTCAGACCGTATTTGTACCGGTTCTCCACTACCCAATAAATGAAGTCTTCACCCTGTCCATATCCATGCAGGATGACGCACGAATAAGGCATGATATTGAGTGCTTCCAGCTTCTCTCCATCTATCAGGAATTTCTTATCAGCAGGAGCAGCAATCGACGCAGCAGATGCTGTACCGTTGGATATACGGATGGTTCTTCCTATCATCTTGCTTTCCCAAGACAGCCTGAACGTATTCACCCAGGCATTACCTGAGCCTACGTTGATATTATCAACCGCCGACAATTCGTTACCCACCTTCACTTCGGCATATTTGCTGCGCATAGAACCAGTGATTACGAGATTGCTTATCTCTGCATTATTTGCATCAATATCTCCAGCTTGCAAACCTTTCGTAACAATAGTCTTTGCGTCAATCAGATTAGCATTGAGCTTCTTGCCTTCGGTATCAAATAGGGCAATGGGGATGCCATCACTACCCATAATGCTCGTCTGATTCGCCTTAATAATAACCTTCTTATTGCCTATCACTATACCGCAAATGCCCATATCCTCAACCAACCGAGCAAAGTCAGCCAACGTACCGATACTCATCTGTTTGTTGGTAATGAGCGTTACTTTCTCCCTGAATACCTCTTCATTGTCAGTACGTGCCTTGCGGTTGACGCGCTGCGAGGCAAAAAGATGTACTACCTTTTTCATAGGCTATTATCCTCCTTTTAATGAGTACTGATATAATTGTCTATAACATCTGTAGCTACAGCCTTCGCCTTCGTGCGCCACTCCTGCATAGCGTTATACTCTGCTTCATGTTCCTCGTCATCGGCATCGAGCTTCTTGCCATCTGCAATCTTGGCAAGGTTGGCAAAATGGTTGTTGATGATAGCTTGCATCTTATCGGTCGGATAAGCGGATGAGACGATTGCATCAACGACCTTACCTCGCTCCAAAGGCTGCTCGATACGGACAACGTAAGCGGCATAAGCCATTCGGGTAGTATTTTTGCCTTCGCTGCTATCCATACTATTTTCCAACTCAATCTGCTCAACATCGAAATTGATGCGAATAAAATTGCCCTCATACTCAATCAGACTAGGTGAGTAATCAAATGTAGACTTTCTAATTTCCATGATAATATCCTTTCTTTTTAAACTTTACACTTATGCTTTTGTTCCTACAATTCTAAAATCAGGGTTTCCACTCTGATTCATTCTACGCAGCTTGCCCATAAATGGGAACTTTTTGTTGTCTGAGCACCATCGCAACTGGTCAACAAGTTTCTTATTGTTAGTAAAGAACTTAAACTTCTGTCCATTTTCCTCAACGCTAACAACATTACTCTTCCCCGATTTATGAACCTTGCTATCTACGTCAAATTCAACATCAAGAAAAACGATAGGTCTTTCAGCGAAGTAGCTTGCGCTCATTCTCTGACCTTCAAACATCTTCTTTCCGTTTGCGTCCCTGTCCTCAATTTCGGGCATATCAAAATCTTCAAAACTATTCATTTTCGTTATCATTCTCCAAAGATTAAAACCATTACAATGCATCAACCACCCTTTATAGCTCATAGCTACTTGGTATCTCCTCATTGGGTCTTTAAGGTTATGCATCTTCTTTTTGAATTTCTCCTTCATGCGCTTTCTTAACATTGTATGATTGAAATAAAATCGGTAACCGACAAAATCAAGGAAATGAGCTTCATCAATTATCTGCATTCCGATATTATCGTGCAACTGCTGGTGCATCACTTCATCAGCATATTTCAATATGAAGTTGATGGCTTTCCATACTTCATTCTTGTTTTTACCCAATATAATGACATCATCACAATATATCTCTACCTTAACATCAAACTTACTACATACCAATCTACACAATATACTCATATAGAAATTGGTAAGTGTCTGAATAGGATATAGACCAATACCTAGACCTTTCGGTAGGGCAAAGATAACTTCATACAAAAGTCTTCTAACACCTTTGTCGGTAAAGAAATCACACAGAGATTTGTATATCTCACGCTGGTCTACGTTCTCATAGAATTTAACGAAGTCAAGTTTGCAATAGTACAATCTTCCACATGACTTATTCTCGTCTATCCATCGTTCTGTTCTGCGCTTCGCATAAATCATTCCTCTGCCTTTTACACTTGCTCCACTCTCTATATAGAGAGCTCTTATAAGGTGTGGCATCAGAACTTGCATCAAAGCATGCTGCTCAACGTGGTCTGGGTAGTACGGAAGCTTATGAAGCTTTCTTATCTTACCGCAAGGGCATCGTCTCATACAATCGTGCCCTTCGCTAGTCTTGTAAGTTCCATCTATAAGACTTCTCTGTAATCTTAGAAGGTTTCCGTTATAGTCCTTATCGAATATCACCACTCCCTTCTTTCCTTCTTTTCCCTTGCGTGATTTCCTTACCGCAATGTTGAGGTTAGTCATATCACTAACAAGTTCTAATCTGACCTTTCTATGCTTCTTGCGCAGTTTTGCCTTACGCTTATACGCCAGCTCTTGTGCGTCCGTCATTTTTATACTTCAACCAATATTTCAAAAATCGCTTTCCTTATCAATAGGCTTTCTACACTCTCGGCTCACTGGCTTTCGGCACATACGTACAACTGTATCACTTACTTGCGAGAGGGGACTCTGTTGCAGTAGGACATACCCAACTACTCATACCCAACGCCTTTAATCTTCGCTCTGCCAGAATAAATATTCCTCCATCGAGACAGGTTCAATCATGTGCTCTCTCATCCAAAAGCTATCTCGTAGCTTTACGACTTGCGAGGAACAGTGTAAATTATATCGTCATTCTAAAATAGAAATCTTGTGTAGTAATTCAAGCGAGCGCCGATGTTCGTCCTCGAGTTCGAGAAACCGTTGTTCGAGTTCGCATACGAAAGACCGCATTGCGACCTGTTGTTAGCATCACCCCCAACGTTCAGCAGCTCCATGATGTATCACCTTTTCTTCACCCACTCCGTGGTTGTAGAAAAACCTTATCGCACGGAATTGGGTTGTTTATATTTTTGTGCTTCTGCGAATCCTATTAAAAGGAGATTTTAACTTTGCAGTTTCAATCTTGCGTTTTATATTATTTTTATTAATTCTCTATTTCTGTCTAGCTCACTAGCAGATGTGCAGCCAACGCTAGGCGTTGTCTCACATCGCCATGAGCTCCGAACCGCTCACGATTGTCGGGTTTCCGTAGAAAGCCAAGCGAGCGCCGAGGTGCGCCCCCGAGCGCGAGAAACCGTCGTACGAGGACGCATACGAAAGACCGCATAGCGACCCGTAGTCAGCAGCACCCCCAACGGACAGCAGCTCGCCATTCGTCGAAGCCCAGAAACCATCGCAGTAGTATGTGCTATCGCCACCTCCAACAGCCTGCGGAAACGCATCCCAATATACACCTAGTGTCTTCTTTGTGATATATTCTCCGTTTGCGGAAGATGGCACGGTAAACTTTCTTCCATCGGCAGTATTGCTTACTCTGTTTCCGCTATAGACAACAGCGTACCTAGTATCGCCATCCATGTAGAAATGGATTCCTGGACGGAACTCCCAAAGTCTACCCCATAAGTCCTCAAAACCAAACAGCTTCACTGGAGATTGATTGCCTAAAGTAGCATCATTATAGAGCACCTTACCGCTGCCGTCACCGAGAGAAATGCACTTACCCATAGACACGTCACGACATGCTTCCCACGATGAACTTTGGAATCCCGAACCTATAACGGATTGGCTGTTGAGGTCTCCGAAGCTGACTTGGTATAAAGCTTCTATAAGACATTGAAATCCGTAGTTGGCAAGACCAAAGTTACTACCGAGCTTTTGAGCACAAGACCAAAAAGCACTCATCGTTCTGGAATGCGAAGGAGCAACATTAGGTCTGGAATGACCAACACCGTTTTCATCTACGTACATTTCATATGCACCTACCCAGTTTGGAGAATCGAAAGTCTTGCCGCCCGAAATAGGGAACAGTCCTCCGAATTGCAAGGTCTTATTATCAGCCTTGAAGTGACAGTCGGGAACATGAACCATCGTCTCATACTTTGACGCATCATCCACCTTTGTTCCGTCAGCAAAGAACTCCCATGTGCTGGGATTGAGTTTTGCAGCATAAGCTTTACCATTCACAACCTTCATCATATATCCACCCATTGCTCTCTGATACATATCAGCCATGAAAGGCGTTGGCAGAGCGAATTTAGGGTTAGAAGACTGCTCCAATGTGATTGATGGGTAGAAGATATTATTACCCATCATCTTCTGAAGGTCACCGAGGCTTAATCTACGAAGAGCACCATCTACTACAATTAAGAAAGTTTGGTCTGGATTCATTGCCGTCACAAGCTTCTTTTCTGTTAATTTAACACCCATATCTTATATTTTTTAATTATACATATTAATCAATTAAAGGATTACCATCCTCATCAAGCAGGTAATTGCTATCTTCATCAATGAGATAGCCGTTGGCAGGTCTCTGTCCGTATTCTATCTGCTCTTCGAGATAATCGCTCTCAACATCGCCAAGACCAGACTCCTCGATTGAGAAGTAACATGAATCTCCCTCTTGCCAAGACTTACTTGTAACGATATTACCGTTAGTTGCTTCGGTATGCCATTGCAATTCTACGATGCGGTTAGGGTATTCAACGACCCTTCCGTTGTACTCCAATATAGCCTTGTTGCTTCTGTATATCTTACCCCATTCAATATCATTGCATACCATGAACTTAGGCTGATTGAAAGAAGGATAGAACCTAGAAGCGGAAAATTGGAACTGAGCAACAGCCTTGCCGTCTATTACCGCCTTGATGGTATAATTATTCTTCTCTACAAGTCTAAGGTCAAGCACAATCTCAGATGTGGAGATAGATATAATCTCGTTAGGGTTTGCAGCAGACGAAGCAGACATCTTGGTCGTTCCACGATACAGCTCAATAGAGAATCCGCTTGTAATTCTATCCTTAGACTTATATACATCAATAGGAATGTGACATTCATACTGATTGCCGTCAAAGCAAGCGTTTCTTGCTTCCGTAGATGCCGATATGATGTTATTAGCAACCTTATACTCGTAGAGAGCCAGCTTATCAAGGAATGGGTTATAGGATATATCGGTATCTTCCCGAATGCCCATACCATAGGTATCTGCGCCCTTATCTGCCGTATACAGAGTGATAGGGTCAGCGGTGATATGCAATATAGAGTTCGTTCTGTAATCATATAGGTCAGCTTCGAATTGCAACTGCTGCTTATCGTTACTTAGAAGATTCCTCTTGATAGTGAGTTTGCCACGATTAGTGGTATTGCTCGTATCAATACTATACTTACCGCTCCAAGCATCAATCTTAGTTATATCCTTCCATTCCGTGCCAGTAGAAACCTTCCACACCATATTAGCAAGAGATATATTCGACTGCTTGCTATCCCATGAGTCATCCTTTGCCGTAGCATTGACTTGTGGATAAGCAACACATTCATATCCTTCCTGTGTTCTGTCTGGGAAGAATTTATCACCCGACATGGTCTGCATGAATGGAGACTTAGGCGATACGCACACTACTGATACAGAAACGTCCAAAGGGGCGTATTTTCTATTAGCCTTATTACTTACTATTGGCATAAGCGTTCCTCCTAATCTTCAACTGTTAAATATGCATCTGCTGACACCGATACACCGATGATATTTTTGTTTTCGTCAATCGTATCAGCATCCAACACAACGAATCCGTCACTGACGTTCTTTGCCCAAGTCATTGTCTCCGAGCGTTTATTCTCGATGTTACCATTGCTATCAGTATAGATGACGAAGGTGACATTGCCAGTTATACCCTTCGGCACTAGTCCTGTCTCGCAGTTGGTAACGATACATCTGAACGTCTGATTACTATCTTCATCAACCTGTCCTACCGAATTAAGAGCAAGCTGATAAATATCAGATATATCATCAATGCTGATACCTGTTCTATACACGGCAGCACCATCAACAACGAATTCGAGGACGAAGAGCTGATGACTATCTACATAGAGTTTGTCCAAATCTCCTGTCTTATCTCTGTGTATAATGATTCCACTCGCAGGATTATCATAAGTTCCTGCAAGGTCTGCTCCGCTGCCACGATACAGATTAATAGAATAGGTAGAAACCTCTCCACCTGCGGAGTTGAACAGCCAAGGTCTGAGGGTAGCTTCTGTCTGTCCCTTGCTTAATACCGTAGTATCAGCAGACACACCTCCGAAATAAGATGAGCCACCCAACATAGATACCAATATATCAATGCTTTTCTGCATTGGATATATGCTAGCTCCTAATACGGCATCTCCCGAATAGGTAAGAGTATCGGAATCTTGATTGACCTTAGATGCGAGGTCTCCGATAATAGAGAGAGAACCATCAGCATGATTAAGTTTGAATCTACTATCAACAGTCGAGGTCTCCCATCCAGTACTGCTAGAACTGAATCCTAAGTCCTTGCCGTTGTAAGCCCATACGTGATTTGTTAGTGTTACGTTGTTTTTACGTGCAGAGCCAACAGATGGAGTGATGATAGGATGCGTTCCGCTTTCGCTCCAATTAGGTGACACGGTAAACGTATCAGGGTTCAAACCCTGGAAGAGCGGTACACCATTGGTTCGTAAACTGAGGGATAATGTATCACCCTTCAATGTTCGTCTGACTGCTGCGGTTGCCGAAAGATGAATTTCTTTTTCCATATTTTTAATCTCCTATTTTTTAAACTTTAATATATTCTTGATGGATTTTTCCTGTTGTGGTCGTTGCTGTGAATACAAATTTCGCAGTATCACCCTTGCCCAAATCGTCTTCTGTTCCATCATTAGACCAAACAATATCTATTGAGCCATTGAAGTTCTTAACCTTATCCTTAGTCGCCCATGCAGCATCATCTAAGGAATCATTGGTCTTGCGTGTCACCTTCCATGATGCTACTCCGTTTGATACATCCTTATCGCCTAACATTAGCTTGCAAGTAACGTTGTGTGTCTCGCCTATAGCAATTCCGCTATTGACTATATCCGTATAGAGGTATAGCTTTGGTGTATACACGTTGGTGGTAGCCTTCCAATAAGGCGAATCCTCAGATGGTTCATCTGTTGTGGTCTGTCCTTCTGGAGAGATACAGAGCCATCTTGTGCCAAGCCATGTAACCTCATCATAGTAGCTGTATTCCGTACCTTCCTTCCAGTCGCCGAGATATACAGGAGTCCAAATCTTCTCTCCATCAACGGTGGTTATGTGGTAGTACTTTGACACGATGTTGATGCCGTTGAATCCTACATCGAAGATGGATTTGCCTTTAAGAGAATAGGAGTTGATGCCTCGGTACATGGTGAACGTAGGTGCGGAATCTCCCTCTGTCTCCATCATCAGAAGGTGTTGTCTGCTCTTGTCACTTCTGTTACCCATGAGGACGATGGTATCTCCTACAGCAGGGTTATCCGAGCCTTCCATGCAGTTCTCCTTCGCTATCTGAATCCAAGCGAACTTCTTTCCGTCATAGAGCTCGTGACCTTCATCATCGGTGATTGCCTCGTTCTCAGTTGACACCTTAGTGACAAGTCTCCAATAGTCCCTGTTGCTGACGTTCTCATAGATACCAGGTGCTATGTTGAACGTCTTGCACCTAACTTGGTCTTCCACCTTGAATGAGTTGATTGTTGCGGTCGTTCCATCATCTGCGAGGAGATAGCATTTCCAACCAATCAGCTCATTAGTTGTCTCGCTTAAAACTTCCTTGATATAGCTTATCTTGCCAGCAGCAGGGGATAGGACGATGTTACCTCCAACATAGGATAATTCTCGAATAAGCAGCGTATTGAAAATCGCCTTACCCCATAGTATCAAGTCCGTGAGCAACATCTGATACTTTCCATCGCTTCTCTGCTTGATTGCAAATCCGCTCTGCTCAGATTCATTGAAATCGAGTGACTTTAAGAGATTCACCAACACACTAGAGAGGATAGCGTTGCCACTTCCGTCTATGCTATAGTTGTTTCCGTTGCCAAGGAACAATCCTTGCACGAACTTCTGCACCTTTTCCCAAGTGATAGTGCCCTTTGCGGTGTCGTCGGTTATCTTTGAGATAAAGTGCTTACTTCCTTCTGTCGCAACCTGATTCTTAACCTGTGTAGTTGTCAAGCCTGCACCTGTTCCGCCATTTCCACTTTGGAGCGACGATATCTGCTGTTGGATCTTCTGGATAGTTCCAACCTCCTTATCCTCGCGAAGAGTTATATCGTAGGTAGGAATCTTACCATCTTCTTCCTTGATAGTGAGCTTATCTATGGATATTACACCACCGATTCTAAGGTCTGTATCCTCAAATTCCATCAGATCGCCGGCTTTGAGCGTATCATGAAGACTCTTGATAACTCCTGTAGTATCCTTTTCAGCAAGATCATGCTGTCTTGCCATGAAAATCTCATCAACCTTAGGCTGATAGACATATCTTGTGTAGTCATTCTTGTCAATGAATGCTATGGCGTATTTAAGGAGCTTCAGAGACGCAGCATTGACATACGAATCGGGAAGGGTGATGCCGGTAAGAACGAAATGGTCGCCTTTCTTGATAGGGTAATCCCTGTATGGGAACCACAGCTCAAGAGCATCATCATTGACTCTCTCAATAGTAAGCCTCCATCTTCCATCTACCTTGGTAGAGGATGCCACCTTGAACGTTCGACCACCGCACATACCATCTTTCATGGAGATTGAGAAATCGTCGTCCGCTAAATCTTTTATATCGAAATCAACAGCTTTGCTGAGATAAATATCAACATTATTCGGACCAGGGTCGCCATCATATCGGCCATCATCATTAGGGGCAATACCCTCATCAATCTCATCCACGCGCACGCCACCGACAACCATTTCTTCGATTGTAGGGTAGATTTCTACGACTCCATTCGTCTTATCATCGGTATCGAAGAACTGCGATGCCGAACGAAGACCAATCTGATCGATGTTGATGGAATCGATGTATGGTCTATGCGGGTCAGTAGAGAATCTGTGTTGTTTTCCGGTAGGGTTCACGTACTTCTTCTCTTCATCCGTGAGCGAATCATAGAAGTCACTCAGCGATACATGGGGAAATCCAGGCAGCATAAGCCTGTTGATTGACATATTGTTCGGGAGATTCTCTGCATATTCCTTCATGGACGAAGGAACATTTTTCTTGTTGAGGCCGGATGTGATATACATCTTCGTCTTTCCTGCCTTAACCTGAGCGATGAAAGTGTTAAGGTTTTCCCTTGACTCTTCGTCACCGCTATCTACCTGCGTTCCCCTGTATTCCGAATAGAATCTACACTTATTGGTATTGTATTTCTGTGTTACATAACCGGTAATCTCAGTCTTGAAATCAAATGTAACCTTAAGTACCCAACCAAAAGACTGCTCGCCAGTTTCTCCAGAAACAATATACTTTCTCGGATTCTTGAAATATGTCTCGATATAGTCGACATCCAGTTCAAGCTCAACATTCGTGCTGGCCCCGACGACTTTCGTGATGTTCGCCACGTACTTGACACCGAGGTCCGCATAGTAATGAGAAGGAAGATTCTTCTCCGAACCATAAGCTCTCAGTCTCGTAACGACACTCTGGTCGGAATCAGCGTTCTGAACAATCTCATATAATCCATTACCAAGGCCATACTTGAAGATATGGCTTGCCTGTATTCCGGTAGTACCGACATATATATTCCTTCCTCTGACGATGAAGTTTATGTCCCACTTCTCGTTCACAAGCGCAAGGGCCTGCCAACAGGTCTGCGAATCCACTGTAATAGACATCGATTCGATGACGTTATCTCTTGTTCCTTCGCCGTACATTGACAGCCAGTTGCTCGCGAGGCATCCACGCTGCACGGAACGTTCCATATTTCTGGAGTAAATCTTCCAAAGACCTGCACCAATCTGGTCGTCAAGGTTCGCCTGGATCCTGTCTAGTAAATCATCCAGAGTCTGTACGTAGAATGGAAATTTCGGTAGGGTAGTGTAGTGAAGCTCGTTATCGTTCAATACCACATCGAGGAACTCTGCCCTGGCAAGCTCATCCTGCAATGCGTTGAACTTTACGCTGTCATATACGAAGCCCTCACCATAGGTGTCAGGTCTTGCCTGCTTATCTTTGCCCGGCTCGTAGTTGAGCTCGAATCGCTCGCCACGATAGACAATATAGTCGCCTATCTGAAAGTTGATAGGCACTTCATGCTTGAAGTTGATAGTCAAAAAGCACTCACCCATCCAGGAATCAGAGTACTCCAATCCATGAACGGTTATCTGCTCTCCGTTAACGTCTGTCAGCTTCGAGCCATCCTTATGATAAATATTCCAAGCGCTCATCTGTATGCTATACTAAATTTGAAATATTGCCCTGTGTATCCTTAATCGGCTTAATATCAGTAACAGGGTCGTTAAACTTGAAAGTAATAGAGAGGACTAGCAAGTCCTCGCTGCCCGGATATCTGTATAGGTCCGGATCAATGCTCTTCAGTCTCACATGCTGCCTTCCAATCTTATTGAAGTCGCAGTACATTTTCATCATGCCAGACTTACGGAGATAGTCAATGAAAGCCTTACACTTCTCGTTTGCGCCGAAGGCATCACCCTTAAACAGGAACTTGACCTTGTTCTCGTATGCCGCCATGTAGAGTCCATCCTTGCCAATATACTCGTCGTCACCATGCTCGTCGTGCCATTCCCTTTTCACAGGTTCCTTGACGGCATCGCATGGCTTGAACGGATTCTCGCTGACGTACATACCAAAGTCGGCGATGGAGTCCTTTACCTCGTTTCCATCGCCTTCCTTCTGCATGTATATCCTGAAATAATCTTTCATACCTAAAATCAACTTTTTATAATTGCAAATATACAAAATAATGCATAAATATGCAAATTGTATGCGAATAAATATGCGTTAATTGAACTTAAAGTCGTGCCTATCCCTAATATTGACTGGTCCGGTAGCTTTCACGACAGTTCCTCCGTATTGATAGACGAAGCACTTCGCTGTATCTTCACACTCAACATGAAGTTCCGCTCCATCAAGCAGATTAACGAATACCCTGGAGAATCCCTTAACCTTCAGGTAAAGCGATGAGTTGTGTCTTACGTATATCTCTCCGCTATCCATCCAGTCATAGTTGATGTTTGCTACACACTCTCCATTGAGGATGACAATCTTTGGGTTTTGTAGGTCAACGTTCTCGTCAACATACACACCATGATCATGAATGACATCGCCAAAGTACTTCTTCATATTCTTGGTCGAAGGCCAGTTTCTTCCAATACAGAAGTCGATGCCCTTAACAAACTTCTCGACCATCTCATGCTTGGATGAGTTATCGTGCCACTCGGCGGTCCACTGAGCGCAAAGACCCAGTGAAACAGCCTCGTTTTTCATTCTGTCTGATAAATTTCTTTTTTCAAACATAATTATTTCATTTTTTATGCAAATATACAAAATATCGCATAAATATACGTAAATTATTGTATAAATATACGTTAAATGTATAGGTATTCATAATTTATTTTCGTATATTTGCATTGGGATAGGTCGGAGTAGCTACCGACTGACAAGGCTAACTCAGTGGGCCTTCCCTTTCTTTTAATCACTGAGGTAACTTTTAAAATCACTGAGGATGGATAACAGTATTGAAATTTGGAAAGAGGTAGAAGGTTTTTCTGGTTACAAAGTCAGTAACTTTGGAAAAGTGGTATCGTTTAAAAAGGGAAACCTATATTTATTGAAATTGAAAACTACAAAAGGTGCAATTCCTTGCGTTTTCTTGTCAGCAGGAAGAAAAAGAGGATATGTTAAACTTTCCGTGTTAGTTGCAAAAGCTTTTGTCCCAAGATTTGATGATAAAAACTATGTTCATTTTAAAAACGGAGACTTACACGATTGCCGCGCAGAAAATTTATACTGGTCTGACGTCGTAGACGAAATACCATGTGATAAAGGGGAAATATGGAAAGACGTTAAAGGATATGAGGGTATGTATAAGGTTTCCTCTTATGGCAGAGTCTACTCTCTTACGAGAGAAAGATTTAACGCAAAAGAAGGAAGAATCTACAAGGGTAGGATGCTAAAGCCTAATGTGCAAAAGTATGGCTATAAATGCGCCGCATTACTTTCTAATGGTGAGCATAAACTAAAAAAGATACATAGACTTGTGGCAGAAGCATTTATTCCTAATCCGGATAACAAGCCCACTGTTGACCATATCGACGGAAATCCAAGTAATAACCGTGTCGACAATTTAAGGTGGGCTACCGTTAAAGAGAATATAAATAACCCTTCAACATTATGCAATAAATACGGAAAGGTAGACTTAGGTAAGAACCCTATGGCAACTCCTGTTTACGGCATCAACATCTTAACTGGCGAACGTTTGGATTTTGACTGTATAGAATCTGCCGATAGATTTCTTGGCGTGAAATATCCAAGGTATATCGGGTTGTGTTGTCGAGGAAAGTGGAAATCTTACAAAGGATATTATTGGCATTACGCATAAGTGCAAAGGGTGTGAGTTTTTATTCTTCTCACACCCTTTTTAATTTACTTCAACCTTAGACTCTTCGATCCTGATTCCCTTGTTACGGAACGCATCCAGGAATACATATCGTCAAGCATTCTATTTCTGTACTCTGCAAGAGAAACAAGCTGATTCATGGCAGTTAGTTGTGATCTCGCAATCACATTAAGCTCTGGAACCGATTTCACAGCATCAGATATCAACTTTATGTTTTCTCTATCAACAGAAACATTGAGACGTATGTCGTTTACGTAGCTGCAAAGAAGATCACCTGTCTCCTCGGTAATACCCTTAATCGAGTTGGTTGCAGATGAACTTCCGTCCTCTCTCATATCCAATCCTTCGTTCTTTAAGGCATCAACAAGACCGGTTATCTGAGGAACGACCTTATCTCCTATTTCATTAACCTGCTTCGCAAAATTAATCATGTCCGTTTCGTCGAGCTGTCCCTTTTTATCAAGAACGGATGTAAGCCATTCTAGAGGTTTTTTGAGCGCATTTTCCATGATTTTCTGTGTAATGATATTCTTTACCACATCGCGAACCATGTCTTTGACTTTCTTCTTGTAGGCATCAACTGCATCCTCACCTTTAGCCCATGCACTCACAATGGTATCGGTAAGTGTACTTGCCCAGCTCTTCATATCGATAGAGTAAACGTCTTTCAGAAAGTCCTGTGCGAACGTCTTAATCTGCAACTGCATCTCCTTGATTTGCTGATCGTAGTCGGCAATCTTATCCTTGTCCGTCTTTTTCTTGTCCTCCTCAGCTTGCCTCTGTTTCCTTAGCTCGTCTTCCTGAGCGTGGAGTAGGGCGAGCTGGTCTGCGTATGCGGAAGGATTCGTCTCCGTCTTCATCACAGCATCATAGGTCTCCTTGCTGTAGTGACTGAAGTTGTGACCTCCAAAGAAATTCTTTCCAATATCGGTCTTAGAAAAAGCATCCCAAGCCTTATAGTCATTCTTGACATCGTTGAGCTTTTTATTCGCATCGGAAGACCTATTGTAAGAATAGATTCCACCGAGTGTCTTTTCAATAACGGAACTGATATTGCTAGATAGGTTCTTCAATTCATTCTGCTGTCTCTCTGCAAGCTTTATCTGCCTGTCGAGCTTGGCATCATGAGCCTTTGCAAACGCCTTAATAGGAGAGGTAAATATGCCAGTGACACCGGCAAGGATTCCACCAACGTTGCCGGACTCCGCGCTTGTTACCACCTTTGACAGTGAACTTGACATGCCGGAGAATGTCTCGAAGAACGCAGAAGCGTCCTGCCATCCATCAGACTCAGTGTCAGCTCCGAGAAGGGAAGCAGTCTCTTTGATGTCATTGAATGCTTCACTCATTCCCTGGACATTCTGGTCGATAATACTTACTACGTTAGCAAACTTATCAAGAGACTCCTTTGCTTTTGTTCCATCCTTAAACAGAATTTCAGCAGCTTTCATCATAGCCTTTCCGCTGGCAATCATGCTGTCACCACGCTTGATGAAGTTTTCGTCTCCCATTTTGAGACCAAGTTCACGAACCTTCTTTCCTTCAGCAATTTTACTTGCTGCGATGGTCATCTGCTCGCTGGCATCAGAAATCTTCTGCTCGGCCATTCCCTTCAGACCACCATTGAGGAATGTCTTTCTTGGGTTCGTCAGCTTCGATAACTGCTCATCAAGCTGCTTGATTTCCTTGGCGTACTCTCTCGCATCAATGGCTCCGCTTTGTAGAGCCTCATTGATATTCTGCCTGATTCTTGCTCCGATAGTCTGAGCCTTATCCATACCGAGAGACACGATGGCTCCGTAGAAGTTGAGATAATCGGAAGAGTTCTTGAACTTGTCAAGTTTAACCTGACCAATCTCCTTGTCTCTCTGAATCTCATACCTTGCCTTTATACTAGGGTCGTTCGTCTTGCTGATAAGTTCGTTGTATCTCTCCCTTATCTTCAAGATTTTATCCTCGTAGTCTTCCGTTTTCTCGATGATGTCGGCAGCATCTTGCAGAATCTTGATATAGTTGCTTCGAAGAAGGTCAACTATCTTCTTCCAAGCCTCATATTCCCCCGGACCTTTAAGAGTTTCCTTTGCAACGCCATCTGACATCGACATCGCATTCTCTCTTTGGAAGTCCTTTCCGAACTTATTGTTATACTCGACTATAAGTTCCTTAGCCTTATCGTCGATATAGCCAGGGTTACTAAAAGCGGCGCTGGAGAAATTCTTATCACCTGTCTTGCTGAACAACTCTTTGTACAAGTCCCATTGACTCGACAATCTGTTCAATAATTCCGTGAAGTCAGCAGCCTTTCTCTCGTACTCCTTCTTGTCTTTCTCGTCGAAAAGCCACTCAGCAACCTCACGATAGATTGAAGTCTGGAACTTCTTTCTCTCGGTGGTATTTATACTGAATCCTTCAAGGAGAGAATGGACAGCCTTCTGATAGTCGTCAAGATTAAGACCGGTAACCTCTGGGAAGAGATTGTAAGTCTTCTTCTTTGCCTCTTCGTTCGGCATGATGCTCTTGTACTTCTGATACATCTGTCTTGCAGACTTAAGACTGCTTAGACGCTCCTGTAAACGCTTGAGCTCAGCGTCTTCTTCGCGACCATTCTTGTTTTTATCTTTTCCAAAGTTACCCGTAACCTTGTTCTTTCCAAGATCGTCAGATATGTAACCTGCGTCAGCGATAGCTTTCCACAAATCGTACTTGTGTTTAGCATTCTTGTACTCAGAAGAATTCTTGCTTACTTTTCCATTGACGATCGTATCAAGTTCGTTTCTCGCAGCCTTGAGCTCTTTACGAATATTCTCACCTGTGGTCTCGAAAGACTGGTCTTGCACTTGTCTTAACGCATTATCAACCTCTCTCGTCCAAAACTTACCTTTCTTTTTATTTCCGGTGAAAGTTCCGTTCTTGTGAAGTCTTTGCCTTATAATATCAGAGAAAGGAGTGTTCACGCCAGAGTTGTACGAAGGCTTTCCTTTCTTTCCGTTACCACTGTCGCCTGGCCAAAAGTCCATATCCATGAGCTTGCTGATAGCCGAATGAAAATAATACAAGATGGTTTTGCTTGTAATATTTGCTTTCTGAGCCATCTTGTCCATCATGCTGGCGAAAATCTCAGGGTTTCGTTTTGCCCACGTGCGGAATTGATCTTGAGACAACCCGAGCTGTTTTCTGACGGACTCAAGTCCTCTCGGCACGTCGTCATACATTATTTCGGACACATCATCGCTAGAATCCTTCGCTCTTTCCGCAAGTTCCTTTAACCAGTTTTCTGTCTCCTTGCTTCCATTTGCAAACTTGTCGACAAATTTTTCCCAATCATCTCCGCCAATAGCCGCAAGCATCCTAATCTGCTCAGTAAGGGGCAGGCCCTTGATTTGGTTTGCTAGCTCTTCGTTGTTTTCCATCAAAGACCGGATAAAATCCTTCATTTTTGCCTTTGTATTAGAGTCGAGCTCGTCGAACATCACCTGGAACTTAGACAGAGATTCTTGTGCTTGCTCCACATTCTTTGCAATATCATCGTTCGTGAGTCCATTCAACCACTGTAACCATTGTGGAGTATCAGCTCCGATCATATCGAATAGGTTGTCGCTAACAAGACCTGTTGCTGAAGTTGCGTTATTCGTTATAACTCCATATTTATCAGCTAAGCCATCATTTGCTTTTTTCGCATCCTCAATTTTTTCTTTGAGTATGTCGTATTGTTTTGACAGGCTTCCTGCGCTTTCAACCTGCTGCTTGATAGAATCCGTGTAGTCATCTGAACTTTTCAGAATCTCCTTCATCGAGTCAACTTGCGAAGAAAGGTTGGACGCGTCTTTTGGGCCTAATCCAGACAGAAAATCTCCGTAACTTTTGGATTTCTGCTTAGCTCCATCAATCAACGTCTTTTCTTCTTCCTTTACTCGACTTGACCATTGATTGTACCCCATCAACAATGAAGTGATAGCCGTAATGCCGATCCCCCACCAACCACCGATGGCGTTGATAAATCCTCCGATCTTTGAAGTTGTCATGCTCCATACGGCAGACATTCTGCCTCCATTCAAGATGATTTGCTCTTGTTTGGCGGTTATTTGTCCCATTAATGCGAGCTGACTAATTATCTCCTTAGAAACCAAGCCTTCCTTGACTGCTCGTTGCATCTGCAATACGGACATTCTTCCTTCGAGTGCAGCCCTATTGTAGCTCGCGACAAGCGATTGCTTTTCCGACAGAATAGCAGCTTTCTTGAATACATTTTGCTGGGCAATCTTCTGCGTAATCTCTCCTTCCACAACAAGTTGCTGCTGTTCGATGGCATAAGACTTTAACTGGGCATTCATCTGCTGAGTATAACTCTTAGCAAGTGATCCAATACCCATCTTAGAATAAGCCATACCGCCGAGCTTCCTTGCAGCAAACACCGCTCCGAATGAAAGAAGGGCAGGAGACAGCTTGTCCAAAGCTAACACAAGGTCGGTTACTCTATTTATGATGAACGAGAAAGTTCCTCCGACGATATTCTTGCCTTCTGCGAACTTTCCTAGCAGAATATCCCAGGCATCAATGAGCTTGTTCCAGCGACCAAGTAATGTCTCTGATAAGACGAACTGCATATTGTAGAACTGACCGCCTTCATCCGTCATCTTCCAAAGCACTTTCTGGACATCCTCAAAGCTTACTTGTCTAGCAGTAATCATCTTCTTGACATCTGCCTGAGTATAATTGTTCCTTCCGTTCTTTCCTTCTGAATTGTAAAGCTCCGTAATTCTCTGTAAGAGTGGAAGTCCAGCGTAAGCAAACTGGCGTAATTCCTTACCATCGAGCCAAGAGCGAGCCTTAACCTGACCGAACGCAAGACCCAATCGGCCGAAGTCCACGCCAAGACCAGATGCTATATCCGCAAGTCGCTTAGTTGTATCGTACAAGTCGTTTGCCTCTACTCCGAATGCAGCCAACTGCTTGACATCTCTGTTCAGTTCTCCAAACTTGAATGGAGACTGCAACGCAAGCTGCTGTGTCTGAGCGAACAGCTCGTCAGCCTTCTGTACATCACCAAGGATGGAGCGTAACGCAACATGCTGCTGAACAATCTCACCACCTGTCTGTACGATTGAATTAAAGAATTGCTGTGCGCCAAAGACAATACCTCCCTGTAAGAAGAGAGACTTGATATCTCCGACTATGGATTGCATCTTCTTCGCTTCAGCGTTTGCTCCGGCGAATGCTGCTGCGAGATCGTTTCGTGCCTTTGCGGCAGACTGAGCAATCTCCTGCTGACGTTTCTGTTCTAGTTCAATACCTCTTTGGACCTCTCTGTTTACAGCCTTCTGGTCTTGAAGAACCCTCGAAGCTAATGTAGTATCGTGCCCACTACCAATATTGCCAAGCATACCGAGGCTATCCTTCCAGTTCTCTGAATTGAGTCTGTCTTTGATAGTTCTAAGACCCCTCATTAAAGAAATGAGCCTGCTAATCTCAGCTTCCGCTTTACTAACATCTGCTCCGACAGAAATTCCTCGGCTGTATTCAGAGCGAAGTTGGCGAACCTTATTGCCGAGAGAATCATACCGACGCTCCGTGTTCTTCAAATCATTCTGGCGTTGCCTCTCTGCCTCTTTTGCCTCGCGTGCTGCGTCCTTTATAACCTTTGCATAAGTATTTGCTTTATCTATAGCATTAAGATACCCGGAATTCTTTACGACATCAGTTGCTGTGAGTCCTGTGATAGGATGAATACCTCTGTTATTCCTGATCTGTTCTAACTCAGTTCTGTATTTAGACAGCTCTGACAACGACTGGCGTATGTTGTTCGTTGAATCGACGCCAAACATCTGTATTCCTTCACCATGGCGTTTGTTGATTTCGTCAATAATAGAAGATAATTTATAAAGTTCTCTCTCTGCCTTGTTTGCCTCAGTGGAAACACTGTTAGGGAATATGTTGAATCCAGCACCTTCCTTAGATACCTCTCCGAGTATGCGGCCTATTCTGTACAACCCGTCCTGGACAGACTCCAACTGCTGGAGTTTTTTCGAACTGAAGAAATCTTCGCTTGAAAATACGCCAATGTTACGACGTAATTCTTTAACGAAGTTGTTTAGCTTTTCAAAACTACGACCTCCCTTATCTCCAATACCTTTTGTTGCTTCGGATATTGCTTCCAAAGCATTCTGTGCCTGCTTACCAGTAGAATCAACCTTGTTTAATTCTCTGGTAATCTTTTTGGTTTCCTCTTCAATTCTCGATTTTAGAGTGAGCGAGAAACTGAGGTCTCCCATATTTCCACCTGCCATATCCTGAATATTTTAAAATTAGAGTTTATTGTTTAAGTAATCTGCAAGACTTATCTTCTTGCCAACGAGGCTTCCCTCATTCTTCTTTTTCTCCATCCACCTGTCGTATAGGTCATCCATCTCCTTCTTGGTATGCTTCTTCGGGCCACCTTCCTTCTTGGTCTTTGGATAGACGACAAGAGGCTGGTCTGCAACCATGAGGTCAATCTGCGCCGATGAATAGCCCCACCAGTAGTCGTAGGCTGCAATGAAGTATTTGCGCTGAAAGAGGAAACCGAACTTCTCCGCTAGTGAGAAGGCTGCTCCCCAGCTGGTTCTGCTTGGATAGCTTTTACTTCGCTCCTCGTCATCGTCATCATCACGTCCGTCATCCCGGTCGCTAATATGGTAGCCAGTGAGAATGCGTTCGATGGAATTTTTTTTTTAGAAACATCGAGGACTCTAAGCACCTCGGCCACGTCCACATCCCCGATGTAGTAGAGCCAACGCCAGTAGATCCAATACAGGAATCGAATCTTCCAGATGTTGTTGAGGAGAATGCAGACACAAATCTTGACGTTGCGCTTCCATTCGTTCTTCTCCTTTGCCCTGATGTGGGAACACCTGCTCATGGTTCCCTTGCGAAGCCAGCCGAGTTTGTGCTTCTTTCCACGGAACACGAACTCGGTAGGCTCGTCGTGCAGCACGCTGTCAAGCAACTCCTGCAAGTCCACTGAAGGCTGCTCTATTTTCTTTTCTTCTGCCATGATTGTATGCTATTAAATGAAGAAGGGCGGCACGGCTGTTGATTAGCCTGCCGCCCAACGGTTTGTTATCCTGAATCTAATTACCTAAAGAAGCCTTATTCAACAGTTTCCCAGTTGTCGTCCTTAACCCACTCGGTGTCAGTTACTCGGGTATCCATATACCTCTCCTTTACGGTTGCAGAGCCGGTATTGTAGGTAATAACGAGTCCCTGTCTGCGGTTTGCCATAGGAACGGTCTTACGGGTTGTTGCCGCATCAGTCTTGTAAGTAAGGCTCATAACGCCATTACCCTTTGTCAGCCAAGCAACGCTCTTCGTACCCGCACCCTCAACTGAGCCGGAGAACTTGAACGCAACTGGCTTAGAGCCTGAGTCGTCCCACTGCATTGTTGCATACATAGAGAGGTTAGTCAGAACCATGAGGTTCTTCTTCTCCTCGTCAACAATAACGATAGTACCACGCATCTTATAGAGCTTTGGCTCAACGGCAACACCGGTATACTGAACGTCAAGAGTATTGTCACCAGTACCGGCAAGAGTGGTACTGATATCGTTAACAGCGTCTTCACCGAACATCGCCTTAAGAAGCTCCTTAGCCTTGGAAGGAACAACGAACTCTACTTTGAAGTCACCAAGCTCAGCAGTGGTAGCCCAGTCACCAGAAAGGCCGATAACCTTGTAGTGGTTGATTGTAGGTTCGTCCATTGTAGCCTTCAGGGAGTCAACCTCAACAGGAAGTTCCATGTCAACAGTAAGCTTAATGTCACTCTTTGAGAGATCAACCAATGCTGCGGAGTAGAGCAACGACTTAGGGCCGCAGAACACTTCCTTCATTTTTTCAATAGTTACCATAATCTAAAATATTTTAAATTGTTATACCTGAATACTTATTTCGTACGTAACCTTCCCTGTATGATCGTCACGGAGAAACCGGCGCCATCGTCTGTCTGTAGTGTTATACGAGGATTTGAAACAATGAGATTTTTTGTGGAGATTGGGAATCTATCCATAATCTCCTGGACTTTCTCGTCAACGCTAGAAACATCAAATGTGTTTGGATTTCTTGCTGAAGCTTTATCGCGCACATACAATTCGATTTGAGCTGTAGTGGTGAAATCATTGTAAACTCCACTTGAGTTCATCTCGTTATTGTAGATACTAGATGGAAAGTATACCACGATGTAGCTGTTGATTTTCGTATCAACTGCTTTTGGTCGGCTCCTGGAGTAGAGCTTGTCGCAAATCCCCTTCATTGCATTACCGACATCGAAATATAGAGTCTTAATACTAACCATATCTTACATCGATCTAAAGTATCTAACCAAATATTCTCTAAGAGAGGTAATCACGTCGTGACCTCTCTTCACCTCGACAAACTTAGCGTAATCTACGCCGGCAACAAGGAGCATCTGCCATGTAGCATCGTACTTTCCTTTGTTGTGTTCCCTGGAAACAAGTTCATCCCACGCCGCGTTTGGACCATATTCACCACCTTCTCCGTATTCACCCTTGTAAGGTCTCCTTCCGCTGTCTTTGAAGGAGAATGAACTGCGATAATACTTATCGAGGTTGTATCTCTCTCCGGCGGCAAGGGTTACTCGGGTTGGCTCTGGGCCAGGAGCATAATGAATCGACTGCAATGAGCCGTTGTAATATGTACCGATGGCTGTTGACTTGTACAAGTTACCGGTTACGTCATCATAGTTTCGAGACTTGTCAGCAGCCTTCATTGTCATTTCAGCCGCATGATCCATCTTCTGCTGCATCTTTGCTACAGCCATCTGACGGATTTTCTTCTCGACCTGTAAAAACTGACCTGATAAACTTGTCATAATCTAAACCCTTGTCAAATTCCAATATACAACAGTCCTGTTATTATCCGGTTCACAGTCCTTAACCATACCTACCTCGGTGTTGTTGCCGACAGTGGAGTAGATGGTGTCGCCGTCAAGAGGACATCTTTCAGCATCCCATTCGTCATATCTGACCGGAATCGATGCCTTCCTCTTGTTCTGGTCGACATTCTTGTCTCCCTCTGTAGTAGTATCGGTGTAGCTGCGGCCTTCGCCATAATAGAGAATGATTTCCTTGTCCTCACCAACTGGAGCATCATCATCGGCAAACGGGTCATCAGGGTCGGCTTTTCCGACGACCTTCCTCACGATCTTGATGATGTGAGGATATCTTGGGTTTCTGATGTTTTCCTTTTCCATACGCCTTATTTGATGATGTGAGGGAGAGGTTCTCCCCAAGGAGAATAATTCGCCCTCTTTACTCCGTGGGAGGTCACCCGGAAGGTGGACTTCTTCTTGAGCATCGAATCAGGCTCCAGCTCTGCATAGATAGTGTTAGCCTCTGCCTTCATCTCGCTCCTGTCGTTGTCCGACATGTCATAGCCACCTCCCGAATGAGTCCATCCGTTATCGGAATCGGAGGTGTTGTTCACCTTGCTCGGACCAAGAACAAACCATTTCAGCATGTCGGCATAGGCAAGTCTCACCTTGTCCTTGTCGCAGGCTTCGAGGTCGATGCCGTTTTCAAGCTCCCTGTCGTGCATGATGCCCAACAGAGCCTTCATCGGCATCTCGAACTTCACCTTATTAATAAGGTAGTCGTTCACAGTGTAAATGTTCATCTCCGAATCCATAGTCATACAATCTAGTTACGTTAAAGAATTAACCCTTCTGGGTGATGTCGATAATCCAACGGTAAGGAGCATCGAGCATAGCAGGAACAGAAGCGAGGAACAAGTCTGTCTTGAACTCCTGGAACATACCGTTCGCTGTGACCATGTTACGAAGCAAACCGAGGCGGTTGTTGGTCTGTGCCCAAGCAACATCCACGAGCTTGTTACCGAGAGTGTCGAAAATTCGCTTGTCGAGAATTTCCTTGCGCATGAAACGCAAAGGCTTGCCAGCAGGGCGAAGAACGACTGTTCCGTCTGCCCAACCACGAATCTCGGTAACTGTTCCGTCGAAGCGCTTGTTGTGCTCAACCTCATCAACAATCTCGATAGGAGAAAGACCGTTGAGGTCAACAACAGACTTCAAGAACATTGCGTTGTTTGGACCGTAGTTCTGCAAAACTGCCACGAAGTTAGCGTTCGCCCAGCTCTTGTACAACTCAGCAATCTGCTTGTTCTTCAAGAACACGTTATTGTAGTCGTTCTTGGTCATCTGCCATACGAGAGGTACGCTGCGGTACTCAATATGGCTGTTGCGCCAATCCTCCTCAAATTTACGCATCTGCTCAAGCAAGTCGCAATTTGCATCGTTCCACGCAAGCGTACCCGCCTTTTTGAAGTTCTCCTTTGGAACCTTTGCGTCATACAGAGGCTCCTGGATACCACGACCAATCTTGTCGTAGTCGATGAAACCGGTCGAACTCAACTTGGCTGACATGTAGGTCATAGTCATGTCGAGTGAGTCGTACAATACCTGTACCTTGTCGAGGTAAGCATCAACCAGGTCAGCGTCGTTGCCGAACTCATCCTGGAGAAGCTTCATCTTGTGGTAACGCTCTGTCGCAGTCTCACGGAAGCCGTCAGCAGCGAAGTCTGGGATTGAAGCGGTGTACCACTCAATACCCTCGTGGTCGTTCTGGTAGCCCTCGCCGAGAGGAGCACGGAGGTTCATCAATGTTGCAGGGTTCAATGTACGTGTGCGAACCTTGAAGGTTGCATCACCATTGTTAGATGTAGGGGTGAGATTTGGATCAATGTCACCCTGTGTCAGATACCAGCCGTTGTTACAGCGAAGTACGCCGTCACGATTGACGAACTTCTGAAGGTAAGTGTTGTTACCCTTACCAGTGAAGAACTTCGCGAGCTGCTCGACACCAATATCAATTTTTGCCATAATCCTGAATCAATCTTTTTACGTTAGACAATAGGTTAAATGTGCCAGAACTCTGGGTAGAGTGACTTGTTCATCGCCTTAACTGCAGGAGGAACAGGACCCATGCGGTCAAGCCACATAACGCAGTCTGGATTCAACATACAGAAGTTGTTGTTGTTGCGAGGCTGATGATACTTGTCTCCGCCGGCATTGAAATAAGGAAAATCGTTGTCGCTCGGAGCGAAGCAGTTAGGGTTAGTCACCATCGGCAATACCGAAGCACCTGCGCTAGCAGCCTCAACCAATACGTCACCGACCTTCAATGCGCCGAGAGCAGCAGAGAGAGTAAGCTTCCAAACATCACCAGCGGTGTCGTCGGTAGTAGCCTCAACAGCAGAAACAGTCACACCCTTTGCCTTAGTCTTGAAGTCCTTCTGGCCGATCATGATGTTGTCGCCTGGGAATGGAATGTGAACGAATCCGTTGCGAACGATGTAGATTTCTGTATCTGTCTCAGCGGTTGTAGCCTTTGCTACACCGTAAGCCTTCAGAATCTTGAATGTTGCGCCAGGACCGTCGTTGCCAGCTGTAAAACCAAGGTCGTGCTCAATCAAGTCACCGGCATAAATCTTAGCCGGTCCCTTGAACTGATTGACGAGCTTACCACCAATAGGTGGGTGAACGAAGGCATTCTTGATGAGCGCCTCAAGACCGGCAAACACATATCGGGTTCCGCCGACCTTACCTTCTGCCTGAATGATGGTCGCACCGTGGTTCAGCATACCACGAGTACCCATCTGTTCCATGTAGGAAATAGAAGTGTTGTCCATAATCTTTTTACATTTTAAAATTGTTATCCTGAAATTACTTCTTGTCTCCACCGCCGAATCTCTTCTTTCGACGCTCGGCCACTTCTTCCATAAACTTGTCATCATCTGTGGACGTGCCTCCGCTAGACGTGCGACTGCCTTTTGCAGGAATACCGTTTTCACCGGTAGCATCCTTGTACTCTGCGGTGTAGATCTTCTCAGCCTTAGAAACCAGGTCGTCGATGTCGGCATCTTCGTCCGGAATCTCCAGCTTTGCGATTGCAGCATTGAGGAAGTAGTTCTTCATTTCAAGGTTTGCCTTGTCGAACTTATCCTTCAAACCTGCTTTTACAGACTCGATGGTTGCCTTCCTTGCAGCCTTCTTGTCTCTTTCTGCGTTAGCTTCCTTGAGGGCTTTGATTTCTTTGAGAAGCTCGTTGTATTTGTCGTCAGGATCGTCATCCTTGCAAGCCTCATTACGCTTGCGCTCCTCTTCCTCTTCCTTCTTCTTGCGTTCAGCTTCCTCCTTGCTCTTCTTTACCTCGTCAGAGATATTCTTGTGCAAGTTGCCGTTGATACGCTTCAGACGGTTTGCTAACTTGGTAACCAACTTGGAATTTGCTTCCTCGTCATCACCGAAATCTTCCAAAACATCATCAAGTTCCTCATTGATGGTCTTTTGGCTAAGTTCTTTGAACTTGGTGGTATCAACCTCCTTGTTCACTAATGCTAAGAGTTCCTCTCTTGTCATGTTGTTTGTTGATTTAAAATGTTATCCCGAAAGTGGTCCCTCCACCTCGAAAACGTATAAATATACCTTTTATTTTGCAAATATATGAATAAATATGCAATTATCAAAGAAAAATTTTATATTTTTGCAGTATTAATTGTATATTTATGCAGAAAGATGTATTTTCAGGATTAAAATTGGATAACGGAGAGCCTATTTATACTCAAGAGTATATCCAATCATTAAGAGACGCCGACAAGAAGCATCCCGACAAGCTGAAGATTATAGCTCAGCGTGGCGGTCAGGAACGTATGCTGTCTATAGACGCTGATATTAAGATAGTTGGCGGCTCGCGAGGCGGCTCTAAATCGTTCTCGTCCCTAATGGAAGTTCTGAAGGATATTAAAAATCCGGATTTTCATGCAACAATTCTTCGTAACGAAAAAGACGACTTACAGTCCTTAGTGACAGACTCTTATAAATTGTTCTCCCAATTTGGAACTTACAATAAGTCACAAAATGACATGACCTGGAATTTCGATAACGGAGGATGGCTCAAATTTTCGTACTACGCAGGAGCCTACCAGGACTTCAAGACACGATTCCAGGGAAGACAGTATGCGTATGTCTGCATCGACGAGGGTACTCAGTGCCCATATAAGAAGTTCAAGTATCTCTTGACCAACAACCGAAATGCAGCTCATATCCGTAACCGCTTCTGGATTACCTGTAACCCTGACCCGGAATCTTGGGTACGAAAGTTCATAGACTGGTGGGTTGACGAAAATGGCTACATCATACCGGAGCGAGACGGCGTTATCCGCTACTGCTTCATGGACGGAGATACGCCGGACTCAATCTACTGGGGTGACACGAGAGAAGAGGTATATGAGCAGTGCAAGGGCATCATCGATAGTCTTTGGAAAGACAGTTACGAGGAGCTTGGATACACAAAGCTCGAAATGTTCATCAAGTCGGCAACGTTCATCCGTGCCGATGTATCAGAGAACATCAAGCTTATCTCCACAGATGCTTCATATATCGCCAACCTTGCCCAGCAGGACGAGGAACAGCGTATGCGAGACCTCGAAGCCAACTGGAACTGGAAAGCTGCCGGAGATGACATGATCAAGATGGAAGACCTTGATGAAATCTACGACAATGCAGAACAGATAGGAGATGGAAAGCGCAGAGCTTCTGCCGATATTGCATTCACCGGCGGCGATAACTTCGTGATGTGGCTCTGGGAAGGATGGCATTGTAAGGACTTGGTAGTGCTGAGGCTGGACCCTAAGACGCTTGTTTCTGTAGTTGAGGCTAAGTTGAGAGAGTGGGGTGTTGAGGAATGTAACTTCACCTACGATATGCAGGGCATCGGTCAGTACTTCAAGGGATTCTTCAAGGATGCCGTCCCATTCAACAACCAGGCAGCACCTATCGCTAGGAATCATCAGGAAGAAGAAGGAATCAAATACCTATATAAGGATTTGAAGTCTCAGTGTGCATGGTTGTTCTATAAGATGATAAAGGAGAAGCAGATTTCCATCGACTCGGCCCTGCTTGAAAGAAAGTATTCCGGAAACGGATTCGACAAGGTTCCTCTCAGACAGATTCTTCAGAAGGAGCGTAAGATGCTCAGACGTGACGAGAACAGCGATGACAGGGGATTCAAGCTATTACCTAAGAAGATTGCCAAGAAATATGTCGGACACTCGCCTGACTTCTTTGAGTCTTGGTTCTACGTAATGATATTCAGTTTAACAAAAAAGAAAAATAAAAAGGTAAAAGGATTATGGATGCTATCAAGGTAAATAATGTAAGGGAGTTGCTCGTAAGGAAGCCGTTCTACGAGCTTACTCCTGCGGGGTACATGAAGCACTCGATTGTAAGCGACGTTGTTCCTGACTATTATGACGGAACAATGCCGGAAGACACTATGTATCGCCGCATCAAGACGCAGGCAGACTTCTTGCGTGAGTACTACCCATCTTCCCATAGGATTATGGACGAGAAGGAATACCCGGATATCTGGAAGCAGAACCCAGAGAATGGAAGATGGTACTGCCAGAAGATTCAGCGTACAGCCTTTGCGTTCCAGCAGCTCATCCACACGAAGCATCTGCTTCACCTGACGGGCAACGACGTTCAGTTCGAGCTTGCCGATGGTGATGACTACGAGGACGAGAAGAAGGTTAAGAATAGCCAGAAGGCTCTCGATGTTTTCAAGAAGGGTTGGCTTATGCGCGATATGGAGATTCGTTTCTTTGAGGCGGTAAGTGCATATCTGAAGGTTGCAGAATGTGCAATCGTCGGTTTCTTCGACGAGAAGAAGAAATTCTGTACACGAACACTCTCTTATGATCGTGGAGATATTCTGTACCCTCAATTCGATTCGCTCACTGGCGACCTCCTGTGCTTTGCAAGAAAGTATTACGACTACGACGATGAAGGAAATGAGAAGACAGAATATGTCGAGGCTTGGGATAACCAGAAGTTCTATCGCTTCAAGAAAGCCGTCAAGTCAGGAAAGGTAAAAGAGGTAGTGACGAAGATTGCTAGGATTTTCGGAATTGACGACTATACCCTTATTGAAGAGAAGGACCACGGCTTCCAGTTTGTACCGGTAGCCTATGCCCGCAACGACAACGGACCTTGCTGGTTTATGGTTCAGAAGAACATCGAGGACTATGAGGAAGCGTTTTCTTATCTCTGCGAGAACAACAAGGCATACGCTTTCCCGATTCTTACACTCACTGGTGATGGCGAGGATATTTCTATAACAGGAGACGATATGACCGGCTCAGCGAAGACAATCATGATTACGGACACTAACGGCAAGGCTGAGTTCCTGAATGGCACGGATGCCTCAGATGCTTTCGCTACACAGCTCAACAAGTCGTACGACCTCATCTACGAGCTGTCATTCACGGTAAAGCCGCCTGAGTTGAAGTCCGGCGACCTCCCAGGTGTAGCCATCAAGCTTCTCTATTCTCCTGCACTGGAGGTTGCAATGAACGACGCACAGGAGTTACAGCCATTCCTGGATAAGATTCTCCGTATCTGTCAGTTCGGTATTGGTACTGATGAAAACTGCGTCGCTACAATGTCTGGGCTTCCAATCAATGCGTGGATAAAATGCTATGTACACAGCAACTCCCAAGAGCAAATCAACAATCTTGCGACTGCTGTACAGAATGGTTTTATCTCAAAACAAACAGCTTCAGAACGCTGTCCAGAGTATCCAAAGACGGCAGAATACGAGCGTATAATGAGGGAAAAGAAAGATGAGCAGCAACAGGATCTCCTTATCGAACTTCAAAAGCAGGACAATCAGACCGAGAATGCCATTGAAGAGGAAAGAGCTACTGCTGGCATCCAAGGAGGAAAGGGAAATATCCGTACTGGCCGTGGAAAAGGTCGCCCCCGAACCGTAGACACTGACCATTTTGGAAACAGAAAAGATGGCTCGGAACATAATTGGGACGACTGGAATAAAAAACATTAAAAAATAGTGCATAAAAATACGTGCAAAATGCATAAATATACAATATTTTTTGTATATTTGCAGGGAGGATAGGCAGGAGTAGCTACCTGCCGACAAGGGTAACTCGATAGCCCTTCCTCTCTTTTAAATTATCGGGGTAACTTTTAAATATCGAGTTAATGAATATACCAAAAGTTAATTCTGAGCGATGGTTGTCGCTCGAAGATTTAGAAGGCGAGGTATGGAAGATTATTCCGCGCCTTAATAGTAATTATGCCGTCAGCAGCTATGGCAGAGTTAAATCGCTCTCACGTTCCAGACATCAGGAATACAGAAACCGAACAACAACAACTCAAACAAGAATCCTTAGGCTCACGAAAACGCCATACGGATACTTGTCTTGTAGACCTCTGGTTGATGGAAAATTAGGAAATGAGATAGTTCATCGCCTGGTTGCAGAAGCCTTTATTCCTAATCCAGACAAATTTCCTGTTATAAACCATAAGGATGAAAATAAAATGAATAACGTTGTATCAAATCTTGAATGGTGTACAAGAAAGTACAATTCCAACTATGGAACATGTCAGGAAAGACGTGCTGCATCATTATCAAAAGCAATGGCGGAAAAGTCAGAAATTATAAACCAGTATGACCTTGAAGGAATTTATATTCAAAGCTTTCAAGGCAAGAGAGAGATTATCAGAGCCGGACTTCGATACGAAACTGTAAGAAGATGCTGCAATCACAAGCAGAAGACTTCGGAAGGTTTTGTGTACAGATTCGATGGAGAAAAGTTTTCGCTAGAACCGGACAAGTCTATGATTGGCGTTGGCGCGAAAGCAGTTTTATGCTTCGATATGAGTGAAAATCTATTGCATTCGTATCAAAGTGCAAGAGATGCGAGCTTTGCAATTAAAGGCGTTGATGGCGTTTTGCCAGGAATAAGCAGATGTTGTAGAGGAGAGCGGCCTTCCGCTTACGGCTATAAATGGAGGTACGCAAATGGATAATGAGTTAAAACGTTCTGTCGATTACAGCAGAAAGCGCTTGCAGGCAATCCGAAACTGCGAGTCAAAAGTTGCAGACATTCTCTGGAAATCGACACAGAAGATAATTACCGCAAGCAAGCGGTACAGAGGCGCAGGCAGGCTCTCAAACGAGTCAGCCTTGCTCTCTTACGCTAAGAATGTTACTGCTGAGGCTGAGGAGAGTATCAACAGCTACATCTCTGCTTATTCCAAGGCTTCATGCAAGATTCTCGGGATTGACAGCGAAAACATTGAATCGTTTCTCGTCAGCGACATCTACGGAAAGACGACATCTGAAAGAAACGCTGTCTATCTCGGTAACTTTGCTGAAGATATTGTGAGGATGATCAAGGCAGGAACTCTTATGGGATATTCAGACCAGCAGCTCCTGTCTTCCATCCGCACAGGCTATAAAGACCCATATCACACATCAGTCATCACCAAGGCGAAGAGAAAGGACATTAACATCGATGTTCCTTCTTACGGAAAGGGCTACTACAAGAACGCCTATCAGAACATCGTAAGAAACGCTTCTCAAGTGATTGCTTTGGCGTGGGGACAGGCAGAGCAGGAGTATGGGCAGGAGAGTGGAGCTATCGGCTACTTTGTTCACAGAGGTTCATCATTCCCCTGCGAGGCTTGTGATAGCCTTGTTGGATATATTCACAAGATAGGAACAATGGTAATTCCCCAACACGTAAATTGTGTCTGCCGTGCCGAGTTTGTTTATAAAAAATAAGTAGTATGATAAATTCTGAATTAAATTTTACTTTAGAAGAAGTGCTTCCTAAATTCGGGGGGGGCACTTCAGGAGAAGATACTTCATAGTGTCGAACTCATCCGCAAAGCAGAGAAACTTGCTCTTGCTTATGACCCGGAAAACGGATATTACAATACGTTTTCCGGCGGTAAAGATAGTCAGTGCTTATATCACATCGTGAAGCTCGCAGGAGTTAAGCACAAGACTCACATGAATCTCACGTCGGTTGACCCGCCTGAGGTTATCCGCTTTGTCAAGACACAATATCCTGACGTAGAGCTTATCAAACCTGAGAAAAGTATTTACCAGTATGCGGTAGATATGAAAATCTTACCCACAATGCGTATTCGCTGGTGCTGTGCAAAGTTTAAAGAAAGTGCATGAGCCGGAAAGGTTACACTGATAGGCATTCGTCATGCTGAAAGCCCTCGTCGAGCTAAGCGCAACGAGGTAGAGATTAATAACCGAAAATTCAGTGGTAATCTTGATGAACTTGATGACTATAGAAAAGCGAGAAACGCACAGAAGCGTGGTCGTAAGCCAAAAGACTATCGTGAGGTTACAATCGTGAATGCCACAGGAGAGCGAACGTTAGGGTGTATCAGAGGGAAAGAATCATTACTGATTTCTCCAATAATTAACTGGACCGATGATGACGTTTGGACTTTCTTGAATACTCTTGGTATTGCTCATTGCGAACTCTATGATCAAGGGTGGCATCGTATAGGATGTATAGGATGCCCGATGTCTTCCGCAAAACAGAAGATTCTTGAAAACAAACGCTGGCCACACGTGAAGCGAAACTGGATAAAAGCTATCAAGGCTATCCGTGCAATACCTGCTGCGAGGGGGGATTATCGGGAACCCAAGCCCGAGAGCCATTATCAACAGGGAATGGCTGCAAACTCCGTCTCAATTCTTACCAAAAGGACATTTGGAGAGCGTTACCACAAAATCGAATGGGACGAAATGTGGAAGGAAACAATCGGGTTTTCTGAAAGCTCCTCTTCTGACCGCTTGACAGAGGAGCAAGAGAACGAAATAGCGGAAAATATCTACGACTGGTGGATTTCCGGAAAAGGATATCAGCAATGGTATAACGAGAAATTCCGGCAGCAAACGTTAAACTTTTAAATATCAAGATTATGGTTGAAGAAACAAAAGGATACACGTTATCCGTCGATACGTACAAGAAGGCGAAGGCTCTCAAGATGAAAGACCCTCGCTATTACATCTATGCTAGTCTCCGTGGCTCAGGTATGTCTGTTCGTGACAGCTGGGCCATCGCATTCCAAGGAGAAGGAATAGGTGTGTGGGAGAAATCATTCCTCGAAAACGAGATGAACAAGCTTGAGGCCCAAGAGTCCGTTCAGAAGAGAATCGCAGAAGTGCAGGGCAAGAAAGTGAAGAATGAGAATAGTGAAGAACTTACTGCTGAAGAATTGGCTAAGGCTACTTCGAAAGAGCAAATTCTCAAAGACCTGGTATTGGCTCAGCGAAAAGCCAAGTATGGATCACCTGAGTGGCTCAAGATAGTTGCGTCCATTGCAGACTATAACAAGATTAAGCAGGATGAGATTGATACTGAAAATAATGTGGTCCATTATTACATCCCTCTGTCAATGCCCCGATGCTGCGAGGACTGCATTATCTTCAAAAATGGTCAAGCAGACTTCCAAAAGAGGAAGAAATAGTTAAATTCGTGTTAAAGTAACTTTGTTTTACTGGAATTTCTGCAAAACCAAGTACCTTTGCAGACAATTAATGTTCACAGATTCTTTCTGCTGAGCATAATTCAAATTATTTTGGTTAACTAAGAGGGGCAGTGTCTTCACAGATGCTGCCCCTCGCTTTTTAAAACAAATATATAAGTAGAAGAAAACTTTGAAGTCAATTAAGGATACTTCTCTCCGGTAACCAACTCAAGTATACCCTTAAGCCTATCATTAAGAAGGTCGTCGTTGAATACTGGAAGAATACCGTATGGAGGCAGTTTCTTCGTCTCTGCGGCCTCCAAAATGAACTGGAGTGCCTGCACTAGGGAAGTATGGTCTTGAACGACCTCAAGCAACTTATCGCTCATCCTTGCCTCCTTCCTTCTTAATCTGCTCTGCCATCTCAAGAATAGTCTCGGCGTGCTTGTCTCGGTCGATGACTTCCTGCACGGCCTCATCGCTTTCCTTGCGAAGCTGCTCTTCAGTCTTGCCCTTGTCGGCAGCAGCATTCATCCTCGCAGCCTCACGAGCAAGGTATTCGTCACAGAGCTTCAGCTTACCTGCCGTGTATTCTGCATCGCCAGGCAACGATGTATCAGCATACATAAGCTGGGCAAATTCCTCGATGATGTTTCCATTATCCTTGGAGAACTCATAATGGTCTCCTACAGCCATAGGAACACATTTATCGAGCACAGCGTACATTGATGTACCGATAGAGTATTCAACACCCCATGTACCGGCAATGTCAGCAATCTTGATGAAAGGCAGCGAGCTTCTCTGTAAATGCTTCTTGATATCAGCAGGGATATCCTCTCTGAGTGAAGCAACTTCTTTCTTAGACAAGCTCTTACTGAACTTCAGCACGGTGAAGTGTCTTGTCTTGATAGTCTTTCCAAATGGTAATGCCATGATAACAATATTTTAAAGTTCAACTTTTATTTCCTTATACTCGAAATCTGCGCAAGATGGATTCTCCTCAGAAGTAAACCTGATCTCATTAGGGTGGTTACAAGCTCCATTCTTGAAGAAGAAGCAATCCTTGCAAGTGTAATCAGTCTGTTCCATGTTCCAACAATTTTATTTCGTCCTGGATATAAAACACCGCCTTACGCAAGTCCTCGATGCGCTTCTCGGTCTTTGTTTTGTTGCCATCCACCTTATCCTTGCGCAGGAGATACTTGATAGCGTTCCCTGTATTGAAGTCAAGGTGTCTGCAAATATCCAAAGGCTCAACACCACATAAATCCTTAAGCCACGCATAATGGGATGGGTGAGATACTTGCTCTGTCTTTTCATTTCTAGATTCTCCTCCAGCTGCTATTGCTACACCAAACTTCATTATGTTTTCCGTATCAAAATGAGCAAAAAACTCATGCTTAGGATCGGCAGATGTACATAGCCATATACTACCGTCATTTCTCTCTATACGGAATAGAATTGGGATATTGTCACCGTGAACAAACAGAGGGTCAAAATTGCATTTTAAGCAATTCTTCCTTGTAATATAAAATTCTAGCCCTACCTTAATATCTTCTTTCTTAATCATAGTCTTCATTTTTAATTATATCTATAATATCCTGCTCTTTGAGGCAGAGAAACTGATAGGAACTGAACCTCTTTCCACCTTTAACGACACAAAACCTGACCCAATCAGCCTTGAAGTCTATTGCTAGGGTTATTCCTGGATCGACATAGTTGTTGTCTGGAACTTTGAACGTCACCCAAACATACCCGTGCTTAGAGTCGATCTTGTCGACAATTCCGCAAACTAGATTATCATATTGAAAGACTCTGTTTTTGAAAATTTCCTTTTCTTGCTCTTCGAGTTCTTCGATAAGATATGACGCAGGTGCAATAAACGCAGTTCCTATGTTAGTATCTTCATAATTCATAAGCTATTTATTTTTAATTACAAACATTCCTGCCATCTTTTATAAGCATCTTCCTCACTCAAAGCCATTGCATCATCAAATGATATTGTTTTATCAAGAGAAAAGAGGTTTACATTATAACGACCTTGTATCTCCAAGTCTCTATTTAGGTAATGCTCGTATCCTATCTTTGCAGCCTCCACCGCATTATCAGCTTGAAAGAAAAATGAATCATACTCCTCATAGTAAGAAGAAGTATTATAAACACAGCACATAACACCCCTTGAACATAATTCCTTGGTTTTCTTTGATGTGCCAATTTCGTTTACATCAATACGAGTAATGGTATCTGCCTTATCGGTATTTCTCCATCTGTTCTTTTCAACCTTATAACAATAATTTCTCATAAGCTATTCCTCCTTATCTTTAATTTCAACGAAATCTCCGATACCCAAGCGAGCCTTGTTAATGCAAGACGCAATCCAACCAATCAAGTAAGCAGAAGGCTCATCGCCGTGCTCCATGTCAATATAATCTTCGATAGCATCGCAGACGTGAGAAGCTTCATGGCAGCAGTAGTTCATCGACATATTCTTCTGACACTGAAACGAGACAAGAACGCCGCGCCTTCTGTCGCTCTTCCTGATGGCATTGGCGTACGTAACGCCGCCGTAATCTATATCAGGAGCCTTGCACCCATCAAAGCAGGAGTCTATCAGTTCTTTCAGGTCTTTACCGATATGTACCCAAAGTTTCAAAGGGTAGATTCCGTTTCCGTATTCATAATATCCTTTTTTCTTCATACCTCATCGTTTTTATGTTTCTCCCACCCTGCTTTCGAAAAAGCATACCAAGTATCACAAATGTCAAGAGCGAGAATGTCGCCTTGGTTAACACAAAAATCGCTAGCAAAACCTTCGATATGAACATACATCATTGCTATAGTATCATAAGGAACGCTACGACCTTCAAGACAAGGGTTTTTAAAATTCTTAGTCTTGTATAAACTTGTAACAATTGGCACTTGAAGAACGTCTGAAATATTCTCAGTGCTAATCTCTATAGACTTTATAAATTTCTTCATATTCTCAACTATTTAAATTTCTCAAAGTAGAACTCAATTTGTTTATCAAAGTGCTCTTCTATTAAGCCATAAGCGAGCGACATCTTTACTTGGAAAGAAGCCTTACCATTAAGCAATCCTTTAGCCTGTCTTGTAATCTCTGAGCGAAATTGTTCCAAACTCATATCTCGCTTACGAAGATTACAAGACCTGCAAGATGGCATATAGTTCTCCATGCAGTCATCGCCATGAAAAACGACAAACCTTCCCTCCTTGTCACTCCACCGAGAGTAACAACCTCGATTCTTCGGAACAAGATGGTCAACCTGCATATCCTTATACTCTATACTCTTACCGCAATAAGCACAATGCCCATCATATTTGCGATATATTTTAAGTCTATCTTCTTTTTTCATAATCGTTAATTATATTACCTACCAATATGCCACTTTGAGCAAACCTTGCATAAGTAAGGATGCCAGCCAAGTGCCTTCAACCTCGGAATCTGATTCAGAAACTCCCAAGCATCATCCTCAGTCTCGTATGCGACCTTCGCCTTCCATGAATGAACCTTTCTAGTCCAATGCTCCGGGTCTGGCTTGAACGGCGGCACTTTGTTCGGATTGTGATGTCTTCTCATAGGCACTTGAATGAAACACTGTTCAACGTTCTGTTCACCGCAATCTCCCTCTCGTTACACATGGTCCTCATGCACTCCAGGGCATCATCGCGGACAGCAGTCATAATCTCCTGCATTGAAGCAGTGGCCGGAATCATATTCTTCTCGGCCTTAAGATTCGTGATACGGGAGATAATCTCCTTGATATATTCCTTGTCTATCATAGAAATCTGTTTTATAACCGTTAATCATCAGGCTGAATGAAGCTCTCCGGCTGCTTGACGTCCTCCTCACCACGCAATTTATTCTTCACGTCATTGATGAGAAGCTCCTGCTTCAGGTCAATCATCTGCGCGCCGTACACCTGATACGTCATACCGCCCTGTGACCTCTTCTTGAAGAAGCCGTACTTGTCGCTCATATCACGCCCGAACTTCTGAATCGTAGGGATATCCTTCTCCTCGACATCGTTGGCCTTGCAGAACTCGACGAATCTCTCATACATCTCCTTGGCAAGCATGCACTCAGAAATCTCACCCCTCGCCTCTTGGCTACACCTCATATCATACGCCCTTATCCAGGCATAGATAGGATTGCTTCCTAGAAGAGAGATAAGCAGCTGTCTCCTGCTGCCCTCAGCTGCCGGGAACCTGTACTTCCTGCTCCTCAGCTCCATCGCGCCACGGAATATCCAGTTGAACACTCCGCTCAGCTCCTCACGGATGATCTTGCTCGCAAGCTCCGGGTCCTGCCTCTCCTTAGGGATGGTCACATCGAAGCTCACGTACTGCAAGCGTCTGATGAATCCGAGCGACGCATCGTCTGGGAACGGGAGCTCGTTGAGGTTGAAGATGAGGTAGGGGATTGAGTTTCCCTCCAGGATATCCCTGCCGAGCTTTCTCATCGGGACGGGCTCACCGCTCACGAGTCTCTTGAACATCCCGGTGTTCTTCCTACCGAACTTCTTCGGGTCGGAATCGGAAGACCAGTTGAAGATGGCGTTCCTTATTGGATACCTTCCCCTCATTCCCTCGTCGCCGTCAGCAGTGAGGTCAGCGTAGTCCATCTTGCTTATCCTGTCCTTGCCGAATATGTTGCAGGCAACGTCGAAGATGACACTCTTTCCGTTGGCTCCCGTACCTATAAGGAGAAGGCAGAGCTCAATCTTCGATGATTCCTTCCCCTCGTACGGATTGTATGCAGTACCTCTCTGTATGAGACCGAGACCGAGGAACATCTGGAGGATCATCCTTGACGTCCTGTCCGGAAGGACCTCCTTGATGAAGTTCATCCACCTGTCACACTTCGCCTTCGGATTGTAGTCGTAAGGATGATAGTATGTGACATGGTACTCGGGAGAGAACGGCATCACGTTCGGATACTTCAGACCGCTGCCGAAGTCAACAACTCCGTTGGCGAATGCAACGATGTCGAAGGTGGGTCTCAGTATGTTGTAGCACTCTATCACCTCCATGAACGACTTGTTCATCACCGTACTGATGCCGAGCATCGGAGCCATGGCCAGGTCGAGGAGCAGAAGCTGGTAAGCCTGCTCAAGGACTATCTTCGGAACAGCTTCGTATATCTTGCCGTTGAACATGTAGTAAGCACCGTTGTAGTACTTCACCGGAGCCTTCTTCGCCAGACGTCTCATTGCCCTGATGAAATTGGACTTCAGCTTGTTGTACTTCTCAGAGTTCGCCTTGCCCCAGTCCTGGCAACGGAGCTCTTCGAAGCCGTACTCGTCATGCCTCGAAAGGTCAAGCAACTGAGCGTGCAATGTGTCTATAGCAATACCATTTTCCATTTATGTACAATAATAATATTAATTTTCCGTTATTGTGTAGGATAAACCCCGATAAACAGGGGCTTTCTGAAGGATAACACGTGTCAGGTCGTCCTTACAACATGTCGTCTATAAAATATCGACAACACAAAGATACAGATAATATCCTGAATATCCGGTAAAAACCTAGTAAATAAAGGGTATAAATATACATTTTAGGTATACATTAAATGAAGGATAGGTATACATTTATGGTTTGGTCTGCAAAGTAAGAGTTTATGCTATCAAATGTTAATAAATAACGGATGAATGAATATGCATAATTATCCTTTATGGTGGAAAGTAATTAAACTTTACAAAAAGGCTGAAAAATCGGAAGAAAAAATTTTTAGATGAGGTGACTACCGCGCTGATTTATAGCTATATAGGGGGTGTGGGGGTGTTCCTTCTGAAATTATTACATTTTGTGTCGGTTTATATAGTGTAAACCATCGTGAAACAATATTTTTGTAATTATTTCAAATTGTCGGTTTATATTTATAAAAAATTTACGTAACCACTTAATAACCAACACTTTATAATTTTGTTTATATTCATTTACTTGCATAATTATGCATTATTGCTAGTCCGTGAAACATCAAAACTTATTACAATATACTTGACCAAAATATATTTACCATATTTATGCATGAATAAATATTCGTGTTTAACTTATTAAATACATTTTAACGAAATTAGTAAAAGGTTATTACATGAGTAGTTAAAAACCTTAACATAAACTGCCACTTTGGCGAGTATAACTGCCTGTAAATCAACCAGTTAGCAATTTGTAAAGATTAATGTTTATTAAGTTAAATATTTAACAACTACTGCCACTATAGTTTTATAAATGCTTGATTATCAAATGGTTATAAGTCTGCCACGTTGTCGAAAACGTTAAATTATTTAAACCTTAACAACTACTGACAAACCCCGTAATTATTACAAACGGCTAACTACCTATAAATCAAGTACTTACAAAAAGGTTAAATGCATAAACACTCAATTTTTTACTGGTTGTTTGGTATGCGGTTTGCTGTTATGTAGGTAGTCGGGTGGCAGTCCCGCCCAACGCGCGCGGTGGCGTGCGTTTGTCCGGCGTCGTGTGGTGCACGTTACGCACACCCCAAAAACGCACGGGGTAAATTGTGCGTCTTCATTTAAACAGAATAAAGATATGAACGATTTAGAGTTAAAGGGTACCCAAGGGTACGAACATACTGGCACAAAGGTAGCTAGTTATGTAGCAGAGTGCAAAAGTAGTGCTATTTTGTCGCAAAGTCTTGATGTGCTTAATAGTTACAGAAAAAAGCTATTAAGCGAGTGCAAAGATAGCGAAGTAGTAAGCGCAAGGAAAGAGCTAGAAGTAGCTAGAGAACGCTATAATAAACTAGCTACAAAGTATGTACTTTCAGATGAAAGTTACTGCAATTTGCAGACTGAGTGTGTGCGTTCTGCTGTTAGCGAGTTTTCTCGCAAACATAAACTGCCTAATTTCTTTAAGTGGTTTGATGACAACGGCAAAGATACGCAAAACACGATTATAGATAGTTTGCAGCGCCTTGGCTCAAAGTTGTGTTCTTTACATCAAGCATTTGCAAGCGGTGCAAAGGTAGCAAAGAAGAAGAGCGAAAGCATAACAGACCTGCAAAAACAGATAGCAGAATTGCAGGCGAAGTTGGCAGAGGCGCAAAAGTAACACAAACAAGGTAGCTAGAGAAATCTAGCTATCTGGTTTTTCCTACTGGCTATTTGATAGGTAGCCAGTGGGAAATTTTACTCCAGGTTTTTCAACTTGGAGCGGGTCGTCGTGTCCTTATTTTTCCCACACAATTTGGTAAACCTTGTCGTGGTGTGTGGGCTTAACTCAGAGAGAGAATTTATTCTCCCTCAGGGGACTAATTGCCAAAATTCAAGAGAAGTATCTCAGTAAATCGAGAGTGCGAGAGGCACACCGAGATGGGAGAGAGTAACGTGTTACTCAGAGACATCCATCCGAGAGATACGCAAAAATTCCTGGCGTGAGCGTCGAATGAGATGAGACGGCACGACGGCTAGGGGATTTGTATCATCTAGCGAGATGAGAGTTTTAGAAAGAAATCATAATTCATATTCTATTCGGTGTTGTGAGCCGTTCGGGAGTGGTTACCCGAGAAATCCCAGTGTGTGCAATCACGATTGCAGCGTTCAAGGTACACACTATCCACGCTGACTGAAATCGGTTGCTTGTCATCCGTGCGAGATTTATCTCCTCAGAAATAAACAAGCTGCTGGCAGAAGCATAAAATCTGTAGGGTGTGAGCCACGTAGTTAAGACGATAAAGATAAAACGTGGTGCAAAGATGCACGTCCTGGCTAACGGGGCGGGGAGAAATCTCCGCTCTACAATTACAAACCATTTAAATATTAGAATTATGAAAGAACAGATTTTGAAGAAGATAGGAAAGACGCTTGTACGTATTAATGTAACAGACCAGAGTGCAGAGGATGCCTACGATGAACTCGTTAGCAGCAGTCCTCGCCTGTTTGGTATGCTTTCCAGTATCTACAGACTGAATGATGAAGAAGAAAGATTCGCTTGGTCTGCCGGAATTCAGTAGCCTAATCTCCCTACGCTTGTAGGGAACAATAACCAAAAATATTTTGAATTATGAGTACGATGAGAATTAAATGCCTCGATATGTTCGAGGTTGAGAGTATCATTGCAGATGCTCAGGAGATTTTAAGTCACGTAGAATTCGCGTCGCTAAAGAATGGTGTGCTTACATTATTCTGCGTGGCGTGAGCCTAAAAATCTGTAGCCAGTACGATAATTGTCGTGTGTGGCTACGGAACAATTACCAAAAAAATATAGATATGAAAGCAAGACAGATTATTTATTCAAGTACGATAACTGTGCTTGGATTTATTCAGGCATCTCCAATATTCATTTGCTTGGCAAGTACGATAATTCTCCTGAATGTGCTTGGAATTCTTTACGGAATTCTGCTTGCATATATTTGGAGCAGTACGAAAAAGGGTAAGTGGTATTTCCGTGAGCTGTGGCGATCTACACTCCGCTTGGAGAATTTCATCCTCCCTGGAGTACAATAGATTTGGAAAGTACGATAATTGTGCTTGGATTTATTCAGCCTAAAAACTGCTCATTCAATTTGGGCAGTACGATAATATAACCAATTAAATTACAGAATTATGAAACAGAAAATTTTTGTGGCATTATTTTTCGTAGTGTGCTTTGCATTGTTTGCAGTATTAATTACTCTGTATAATTGTCACAGAGCAAACGTGATGCTGAGAAAGACGGTTATCAGCCAGGCTAATGAGATTTTAGAGCTTGGCAATTGTCAGCACACCGATAGTACAATAATGTACACAGGTCTCAGAAAGTAGCCAAAACTGAGAGGAGTTTCCGCTCCTCTCTTCTATTAACCAAATTATTAGAGAAATATGGATAGAATATTAAAGCAAGATTTGAGCAAGAATGAGGTTATAGACCTCTTGCGTGGAATGGACGCACAGGAAGTTGAGGGAAATTTCTCTGTACGTCGTGTCCTGATCAATACACAGGCGTGTGACGTATTCGGTGGAGAACCTGAGGACTCTTATCCTCTCATACCCGGTACGTACATGGCATTGTATTACAATAGTATTGTCGGAGACCCGTATCCGTTCTTTGAGAGAATATGTGAAAACATAATAAATGACGAGAACAAGAGCCAGACTCTCCTGAATGGCGATGGCATTATTCTGATTTTCCTGCTCAACAAGTACGAGTAGCCAAAAATGTGCTCAGGCATTTTCCTGGGCATACTATGTAAAACCATTAAACAAATCGAATTATGTTAGACAAGAAATCACAGAAGAATTTTGAGCGTGCGCTTATGCATGAGATGGAGAAGATCAAGATTGCAGCGCGTCAGTGGCATAGCAACAATACCAAGGGCTACAGAGATTATCGTAGCAAGGAGGTTATCTCCAAGAGTTTCTCTGAGATAGCGGTGCTGTGCATGAGCTAAATGTGCGTGGCAACTGTCACGCATACAATTATTCACCAAAAATTATAGATTATGATAGATGAAGAATACAAGGAGAATGTAGAGTACATACGTTCTACCATCATGCCAAAATTGCAGAAAATTCAGAGAGATTTGGCAGAGAGTCTGCCAGGCGTGAGCCTTACTGTCAGGTTAGACGGAGAAACCGGGTCTATGTCTGCTCATGCTGCTGTCTTTGATGATACGTGTAAAGTTACAGACAGCTGTACCGCAAATTTCTTTTATGTGGATAACAAGGAAGAAATTGACGATGAATACAACAAGCTCGCAGAATTTCTCAAGAAGTACACAGCCTGAAAAATGAGGGAGATAAAACTCCCTCTCCTATAAACCAAAATGTAGAATTATGAGTAAGTGGATTCAGTTTTATCACAAGATTAACAAGTTTGACCTTGTGAACATGAGATTTACAGAGGATTTCAGTATCGTCGAAATGGTTGGCATGGATTCTATTATGCCTATCGACGGTAGATTGAGTCTGTCATCCATACGTGCTGAGATACAGAAGAAAATAGAGAGCATGAAGAAAATCGAGAGTTTCGACCCTTGTGCGTTCTCCATCCTCACCGGTCCTACTATTCTGTGTGCTTCAGAAAGTCCGGTGTACAATCTCTAGCCAAAAATGGGCAGTACGATAATGTGCTGCCTGCTATTAACCAAAACAGAATATATTATGACAGCAGAAGAAAAGACTCAGCTAGAGAAGCTTGTAGAAAAGTATTTGAAAGAAGATGCGTACAAGCCACGAGGATGGGGAGAGAGAGCCGCAAGGAAGTTTCTCAGCGCATTAAATGGTGAGTGGCTTCTTACGTACAGCTTTAGACCAGATCCGGCGTAGTTATTTGCTACGCCTCCTATTATTAACCAATCAAATTTTGAATTATGACAGACGGAGACAGAATGTTCCTTGCAAGGCTCGTAGCGAGCCACAAGGAGGTGATAAGCGAAGAGTGCAGACGCAAGAATCTCGACAAGAGCGAGTATTTCAGACGCGTAGCGCGTGCAGACAAGAAAGCTCGGGAGATTGAGCAAGCGTACATGCGCCCTCGCAAGTTTTAAGCCAAACATTCTGTGCAGTCTATCTGCACAGAAACCATGTTAAACCATAAAAATGTAGAATTATGAACGAAAGACAGGAAATTGCAGCTATCAGAACAGCTGCTGAGATGAGTGAGCAGAATATGAAATGGTATTCATATATATTGGATTCCATCCACTCCGACGACGTAGATGTCAGCGTCTTGAGCGACAAGATGAAAATCGAGTTCGCATTCAAGATGTTCCACGAGGAAATGGTAAAGAACGACAAGCGTAGATTATCACGTCTTAGTCTGCTTACAGACTGGCTCCAAGGGTTGTGTAGTACCGTAAACATAGCGTTTGCGGATTACGACATCAAGCAGATTGGAAAGTTATGGAAATGCCATGACCACAATTTTGTGGGAGACTGGTTCAAGAATATAGCAAAGAAGATGCTTGAACTCGCCTATATCCTTGGAGTGAACACAGACAAGTATCTCTATTAAGCCAAAAAAAATCCTGCGTGGAGACACGTAGGAACTATTAACCAAAATTAAACGAATATGAGAAAAAGAAACTACAAGACCATACGTGGTCTTATGAGACAGAAGTATCATGGATTTCTGTCTGTTGCAGATGTTATTAGTGGGGATTATTACCACAAACATGGATGGTATCAGCCGTTCACTCTAACAGATGAAGCGTTGAGAGAGTTTACTGATGGTATCTGTGGCGCTCTTAATATGAAAGACAAGGATAGCATTTTTGACAACATAAGATTTGGCAGAGTTGAGAATTGCGGTATCCTGGAAAGGATTGGTGTTGAGTACTTACGCAGTGGTAAGTTGAGCTACACATACATGGCTGGTCAGGACTATCCGTCGGAAGCTCGTTTTGTAAGAAAACTCTTGAGATGCAAGTAAGCCTAAAAAGGTGCGCCCATATATGAGCGTGCCTTCTATATTGATTAACCCTTTAAATTATTTGAATTATGTCAAGAAAAGGCAAGACGTTGGCGCAGCAGTGCAAGTTCTACGATTGCGAGGATTTCGTTAGTGACGTGATGTTGTATCATTACAACTGCGGAAATAAGAAAGGTATGGTAGAGGACTACAAGGAGCTCAACAAGGAGGCAAGACAGATTGTCGTTCAGTATATTTTTGAGTCAAGCTACCTCAACGATCCATCTGTTCTACAGGACATCATTATGCGTCTTATGTTCGATTAACCAAACCAATCCTCACTCTCACGGGTGGGGATTTCTATTAACCAATACAGATTGAATATGATTAAAATTGAGATTACTAGAGCCGGTATGGGTGAGAAATGCCCGTACCCGAAGTTCAGCAAATTACTGGCAAAAGGCTACATAATGTGCCATCGCTGCAAGTATTGTGCTGAAATTATCAGTGAGACAGAAATAATGTGTAATTATAATTAATTCGCCTTATGAAAGAAATCTATATTTTATACAAATGTGACAGCTGGCACTCCTCAAATAGTATGGAGGTGGTATTTGTAGGAAGTTCTGTAGAAAAATGCTGTTGGGCGGCGCATTGGAAAGGCGCGACTAACGAGCAGGTAAGACAGCTGAGAGATATTATGCAGTCGCAGTGTACGAGCAATCGAGACTACGAGTTTCAGATAGAACACTGGAATATCGACAAGCTCTAAGCCAAACATTTCCCAATTCTGTAGCAGGAATTGGGATTTCTATTAACCAAAGATTACAGAATTATGAGTGACTTAGAGAAAATTTTGAATGACGATTTGCTGAAGTGTGAAATCGTAGAGTCTGTAGAGAATGCAGCAAGACGTGTGAGTCTTATCAAGTGGACGCACGACGGTTTATTTTCCGTTGCCGAATTACGCAAGGACACCGGAAAGCTTGAAATATCAGAAGTTCCAGAGACAGACGAGCTTGAAGCGTACAAGTATTTCTACAGAAAATACTGGAGTGTCGTCATGTGTGGCTAAAACTCCCCACATCATTGTGGGGAACCTTTATGAACCATTAAACTGATGAATTATGGAAAAGAATATTGTAGAAGTTGATATCAGCAAGGGTGAGGTTATCAAGGTAGCCGATTATATCGGTGTGGCAAGTTTTGCCAAGACTATCGAGGAACTATATCGTGAGTGTCTTGAGGAATTCGATGACGCAGAGGATCTGGAAGAATACATTGCAGATATGCTTAGAGAGAATATCCAGTCCCTTGCGTGGGAGTTTACTCACAAGGTAAACAGAGAGATGAAGAAATACCTCCATCTTAACGACCAGCGCATGGATGGTAATTTTGCCAATCTGTACAACGATTATCCCAGACACGTTACAGGTACGTTCTGGGCGACGGACTACGATGGCGACGATTACTACGATTTGTATCCTGCCATGGTAGCCAGACTTGATTCCGCAGAAGACAGCGAGCAGGCTAACAAGGACAGAGAATATCTAGAGGAATGGTATTTCAAGGCGTTCGGAACGTACAACATCAAGTACAATTTCGGCAATTACCTTGAAGAGGTTCACTCCATGATGGAGGAAGATTATGAGGAAGCCTAACAATATCCCCTAGCATGGGGATATTCAATGTTTAACCATTTAAATGAGATTAGATTATGGATTTCAAGAAAGGTATTGCCTACGTGGGTCTGTGTGACGTTGTAGGTGGCAGAATGTGGTTCTGCGTATCTCCTGGAAAGAAGGAGAGCGAATATTTCTGGACGAAGAAGAAGTGCGAGAAATTCGTGCGTGATTCATTCTCCGGCAGTGACAGAAAGTATCTGCTTGCCAAGCTCAGAGAGTGTAAGGGAAAAGCAATGTTGTACAATTAAACTTATACGATCATGAAGCAGGTAATAGTAAGACTCAAGGGAGATTTCTACAGCATGAATACATATTGTAGTACTCTGAAGGAATTTTTAGAAAAGAGAAACCTGAAGCGCTCTGATGTTGCAGAGTGGTGGAAGGAGTAGCCTAACCAAGGGGAGCTTGCATGCTCCTCTTCTACAAACCAAAATACAGAGATTATGAATGAGTCAAGAAAAAGATTTATCCCCAAGAAGCGTCGCGCTCTTGATGGGAGAGTATGGTGGTGTGTGTGGGACGCTAAGCGTGGATGCTTGTCCACGTTTACCACACATGGCAGGAGTGAAACGAAATCACTATGCCAGTCCCGCATAGATTCCAGCATGAAACCTGAGTATCAGGAGTTTTACAACAGAGCTTAATTGCCCACGTTCATCCGTGGGTTCTATCAACCAAATTACAAAGAATTATGGAAAAGATTACAATTTCACAGAAGGGAAACAGAACCTTCTATCGTGTGAACAGAAGAATCGTGTGCTATCGTGACGGGCACAAGTATTGCGTGGGCAAGCCATCATCTGGCAACACCCATATCGAGTGTGATGCCTTGTCCGAGAATATTGCACACGAGAGATGCATTGAGATTTGTGAGCGTAGAATCTATGCGGAGATGAAGTATCAGAATCCTGTCGCATACAACGCCCACAGAGTATTGAACGCATTAGCTTAAAGATAGCCTTCTGGCTATCGCTATTAACCAATTAAGCAAACAGAATTATGACGAAAGAAGCTACAAAGGTATTTGATAAGTTTTTCAAGATCCATCGTGACAACGTTGCAGGTAAGACTATCTGCTTTATCTCACGTGGAGAGTGGTCTGATCCTCAGGTTGCGTACGAGGGTTATCTTCTTAATTACTGGGATGTATTAGAGCTGGCGTGTCCAGAAGACGCACCGGCTGATTACGAACCAGATGAAACAGAATGGTATGACGCTTGTGCGGATTCTCTATTCGGCTACACGGATTGCGGATTAAAACCTGACAAGTTTGAGCCATCAGATGCCATGAGCGTGACAGGTATCATCAATATCAAGAAGCCTTAAAAACGGAGGGAGCAATCCCTCTGACATTATTAACCAAATTATAGGAATTATGAAGTATTATGTATCAGTAACTGAAATGCTCAACACCGTAGTGCGTGTCGAAGCTGAGAGTGAGAAAGAAGCTATAGACAAAGCCAAGTACGAGTATAGCGACGGAGTAATTGAACTCACTCGCAAAGATAACTACAGCGGTGAGCAATTTGAGATTGATGACGATCAGGAGTACTGGAGAGAAGCTGAAGAAAATGGCAACACAGTACTTCAGCACATCGACTAGCCAAACGGGGAGAGCAATCTCCCTACCAATAACCAAAACATAAGAATTATGAACAACGTAAGATTTATTCTAGGACAATATGAATGGCATCTCGTTGATGAGAAAGACAACGTGCTTCTCAACATTCCAGATGGTATCATTGACGATTGCGAGACAAAGGCTGATTTGGATTTCGTTATAAGAGACATTCCGAGGCAGGCATTATGGGCAGTCGAAGAAGGGGAAGAACTCTATGGATGTGACGTAAACAAATACGTCAGCGACATAGATGATGAAAGCGTAACCAAGCTTATGATTGATACCCTATCAGAATATCTTGGGTTAACAGCCTAAAAGCCGTCTGAAGACGGCACAACAAACCAAAACAAGAAGAATTATGAATGAAGACAGAATCCTAGAGATGTTCTTCGAGAAAGCCAGATGGCAGTATGCTATCGAGAAAGGCTTATTCAAGGACATGAACAAAGCAGTAATGTATCAGCTTACAACGCCGGAGGCTCGTCTGGCTATGTATCAGAGGATCAAGAGCGGTAATTACAAGATAATGCCGCCACATACAGCAAAGATTCCGAAAGACAACGGAGATTTCCGTACGGTCTATGTGAATGAGGCTGTAGACAGAATTCTCCTGAGCATAGCCAACGACCTCCTGTTCGAGCTGATGCCAGAGATGGTGCATCCACGCTGCACGTCGTATCAGAAAGGTATCGGCTGCGGTCGTGTGGTGCAGGAAGTGTCTCGGATAATATACTCGGCAGATGGAAAAATCATCGGATGGAAAGGTGACTTCTCCAAGTACTTTGATTCTGTGCCTATTCGGTTCATCGACTGGGCATTCGACAAGGTAGAGGAGAAGTACGGAAAATCTGCGCTGATAGATGTCATTCGTGACTACTATCACACAGATATCTATTTTGATGAGGACAATAACCTCTGTGAGAAGTATCAGTCCCTCAAGCAGGGATGCTCTGTTGCTGCGTGGCTGGCTGACGTCATACTCTATCATCTTGACGACAAGCTATCTAAGCTTAACGGATATTACGTCCGTTATTCTGACGATACGCTGTTTGTCGGTGAAGACTATGAGAAAGCCATGGATATCATGAAGAGCGAGCTGGAGATGATGCAAATGACGCTCAACCCGAAGAAGGTTGAGTATCTTGACGCTAATCACTGGTTTAAGTTCTTGGGATATTCCATCAAGGGTCACGACATTTCTCTGTCGTCTACTCGCATCAAGACCTTCCAAAAAGAGATTGAGAAGAGGACGATAAAGAAGCGTGACACCACGATGACGAAAGCCATCAACGCCGTAAACAGGTATCTCTACAAGGGGTACTGCGATTATTCCTGGGCTACTCAGGTTCTTCCGGTCATAAACGTGAAAGAGGACATCAACAAGCTCAACACCTTCGTCATGGACTGCATCCGTGCGGTAAAGACAGGCAAGAGTAAAGTCGGTGGTCTCGGATACGTAAAGACTCAGAACGTAGGTTGTATAGACCGAGGTCGTGGAAGGAACGTGAAAGCCAACAGGGGTAAGACAGAGAGCGAAATCAAGGGGTATCTATCAATCGGTTGTGCTCAGAATGCCTTGCGAACGAGCAGGGCAGCGTACAACACATTGGTGAATACTCTGTAGATGAGCATCCTAGCGCAAGGATTTTGCCGGAATGAAGAGCGACGTAACCATCCGGTCTCGAATGATGTGGACCTATCTCTGATTAGAGATGGTCCAACATCCTCTCCACCAGGATACTATCAATCTGATAAAGCTATGCGCTGTATCTTCTAACCGGCATACTCTGTAACCGAGCACACGGACGTGGAAGAAGGACGGGCAGATTCAGGCTAGCGCCTCTATAACATCATCCTATGGAACCGAGAGCGCCCAAGTTTGCAACTTGAGGCATCTCGGGTCCTTCGTATGACGCACAAGGCGTAGCTCATCAACAGAGTACAGAAATGTGCCAGTCCGTATGACTCCCACAGGTGGCACACACCACCACTCCCTGATGAATGGCAGAAGTTTACGAAACAGGTTCTCTAACCAGAGTAGTTGATCCTGGACGTCGTCGTATACTACTTACGACGTCCTGGATCATCTATTCTGGAGAATCCTGTGTCAAATCAGAAACATAAAGTATTGTGCCGAGCCATCGGTCAGGGAATTACCCTAGCACGAGGGTTGCATTCAGTTATGAGTGCTGTTTCCATGCCGCCGGCCTTCACTGGAATCCCAGTTCCATCCGGCGGCTTACAACAGCCCTCGAATCAAGCTGTTACAGCTACGTGCCACGCTCTCAGATGAAGACAACGTTATTGCCAAACGAGGTACACGAGGAGGTATCGGTTTATTCAACCAGCCTTGTATCAACGCGATATGTCTGGTAATACCAGCAATCTCGCGTATCAGCAAGCTGGTTAAATCATCAGCATATAGCAAGGCAACAGACCTATGAGTGTACCTACAAACAACCAAAGTGAATTGCATCACGACTTATCAAGAGTATGAGGTTTAATATCACGTGAGTGGTATACCTGCTCCTGCCGATATCTCCGCAGGCGCAGGTATCCAATCCACGGGATTGAATCAAGAGCATATATCCATGCAACATAATACATGAGATAAGTCTAGGTTATTGCGAGCCGAAATGGTGCGCAAGGAGAATAGATTGTACAATACGGTATCAATCATCCTGAGCATCCAGGTGATTACCTGGATCCGTCAGGACTCAGATACAGTATTAATCAAGACCTTATAGTTACGCAACAGATTCTCTGAGCGCACTCCTATTAACCAATACAATAGAATTATGACATACGACGAGATTATCAATGCAGTTGAGAATGGTGCTAAGTTCACCATCAACTTTCAGAAGAGAACATGTAGAGTGAATGGCAAGATAGTGATGTCCGAGGAAGATAAGCCGAAAGATACACCTTACCTGACACATGCAGTAGTCCTGTTCGCGATAGAGCTGAGATACAAGGCATACAAGCATTCTGTGCCTTCAGAACGCTCCGAATCCCATCGCCGCTACTACTTCAAGGCTTTGCCGGAGAAAGAGCTCTCAGACGAAGATATGATGTACGGTGAACGAAGAGAAGTAGCTAGATGTAAGCTGGAGCTATACATACTGATTCAGCTACTCAGAGGAAACCTTGCGTGGGAGAACAGATGGGGAACATGGTTCTGGAGGCCTGAAAATGACAAGGACCTGATTATCCTCAGAGACTGGGTTGAGCCAAACAAGGGTGGGGCGTAAGCCTCATCCACTAGAGTTAAATAAATTTTTAGTAACCAATTTAAAATAATTAGAATTATGAAGCAGATTGTAACAATCACTGGTGAGAACTTGAACATCGTAACAAAGAACGTAGAGGCTACAGCAGCTACCAAGAAGACCAAGGCGCAGATGCGTCTCGAAGCTCTTAAGGCAGCAGGCGTTGATACTAGTAAATATTTCCCTCTCGGTGACGACCAGCTTATCAAGATCGAAAATGGCGCAGCAGTTCCTGTAGACATGGACGATGCAACCATCGATGCGGTAGGCAAGCAGATTGTCGAGGGTGGATACGTAAGTAACTGGAAGCTCTTCCGTCGTTGGGTGATGAGTCAGATGTTCCACATGTTGCGAGACATGGATAAGAACGGACGCACATTCAACGAGGTGTTGCAGCACAAGGGCTACGAGTATCAGTGGCGCATGTTGGAGAACGAGCTGTATGCTCAGATGAAGATGTGTGACCACAAGGACTACGAGAACGTCAAGGCGAGAAATCGTTGGTTCAACGGAGTTGTTGCACACGACATGGCTATTGACTACATCAGCAAGCTCCGCAGCTATATCGACGACAAGTGCATCTACACTGTCAAGAAAGACAAGGATGGAAACAAGAAGAAGACATACAAGCATACCTGCAAGGGTTATCCTTATATCCGTCTTCAAAACAAAAACATCTTCGTCGCTGACTTGGTGAGAAAGGTATACAATCCTCTCCGTGACCTTGCCAACAAGATGGGTGCAGTACCGACCTACAAGGAGCTCTACGATGCAGTTCGCGAGTTCAACAAGAACCGCAAGCATCTCGCATGGGATACCAAGCAGGCTGATGCGTTCATTACTGCCTACAAGGGTTCAGGTTCCTACTACACGATGAGAAACCTCATCATGTTCCATGGAGCAAGATTCATGAAGAACGGACGAAAGATGTCTGAGACCAACTCATTAAAGGAGCTTGAGTCTAAAGCCAAGCTCTACGATGAAGAGGGTTGGAGAATGCTCGGTATTCTCAAGCAGCTTATCAAGGACAATAATATCAGCGTCCAGGGCAAGATTCTTGAATGGAAGAAAGCCAAGAGTGAGAACAAGTAATCATCAGTAAGACGTAAGGTTCGCCGCCTGAAGAATGGTGGCCCGGCAGCTTGTGTTTACAAGAGCTTCTGCAACGAAGGATCTCCTCCAGTGCATTCACTGGAGGAGATCCTTCGAGCTAAAGCTCTCTAGATCGAACTTATAGAGTAAGGCGCCAGCCGGGAGCCATTCTAGCCAAAAGGTCAGTCGTTAGCAGCGGCTGGCTACTCATATCATAACTAAATTTTGTTTAAATGGTTCAAGCCGGTCTGTCGTGAGACACGCCGGTTTTTGTACCCCAATTATTAACTATTTAAAATTTGTGAATTATGAAAACAGCAAGAAAAGCAACAAGAATGCTCAAGGCTTCCGACATCATGAAGCGAAAGGGTATTGTCCAGAAACAGATGGACATGAACAAGTTCAACGAGGTTATAGAGAATTTCTTTATGACCCATGAGCCTAAGGAGACGATTCTCCTAACTCCGAAGAGATTCATCGAGATGGATAACCCGCCAGAGGGAGACTTCATCGACTATCTCGATGTCAGCGTTTGGGAGAAGAAGAGTGAGGACCCGGATGACCCGTTCGACTTCATAGACTATCAGTTCATGAAGAAGAACGGAATGCTCCGTCCTATCCTTATGGTGAACGAGCCTTTCATCGGCGATGCTGCCGGATGGCTGAGAGATTTTTGCGGATTCACTGTGAAGAGCAGAACACGAAAGAAGAAGAAGGAATACATCGTGTCTCTGCCGGTTTGAGCCGAACAAGGTGTGGAACATTTTGTTTCACACTCCCAGTATTAACCAATTAAAATTAAAGATATGAATGATTTTTTAAAATTAGCTGAGGAATTAGACTGGAGTTATAATATTGACGATACACCTAACGAAAGAGGTGAGGTTTGCGTCGAGTTAGAGAAGTATTCCCCACAAGACCAAGACTTCATCGCCACAATTTGGTTCGAGAATGGCAATAAGTCTGACTTCATGGATAAGTTGTATCAATATTATAGCGACTTCGATCCTGACGAGGAAGCCAGTAAATGGATTGGCGAGGATGGACATGGTGCTAACGGCGCGCCATACAAATTATCGGATATTTTGCAAGATATGGAGGATTGCAAGGATATGCTACTAGATTTATGGCACGAGTATTTTTACAATGAGTACCCAGAAAATCGTCCAAATGAGACCGACGAAGGGAAGCGACTCGCAGGAGAAATCGAGGAGAAATCCGGAAAGCATTACCACTCGTGCTCTCTACAGAATTATCCGAGCGGTAAGTACGGCGTTATCATTGATGGCTGCCAGAAGTTTCTATCGGAATGCAAGGAAGAGACATTAGCCTATATGAAAGGCGTGCTTACGGGCCTTGATATCGAAAGAAAAGACTAAGCCAAACAAGCCTGTCAGGAATGGCGGGCATCAAGTTAAACCAAAATATTAAGATTATGGATAGAAAAGTATTGAAAGACAAGATTGATGAGTTGCGTTCAACAGCAAAGATGGAACTTGCATGCACCATCCGTGAGATAATGAGAGAGCGTGGAATCCTAAGCAAGGAACTTAAGAACCCGGTTAAGTGCAGCGACGGGCTTTTCGAAGCTGTCCTCATTGAAACTAATGGCAAGGATACCAGTATCCCGACTATCACGCTACGTATGATGAGCTACAAAAGAGTGGTGAAGAGAGTATCCCCTATGGATTTTGAGATGGATTTCGAGTCACTCGCCCGTATTGCTTACGAGCTAAACGATGAGTTCGAAAGTTAAATTAGCGTTAAAAACGGCAAAGACGATGGTTTATATTATAAACTTTTCGTATCTTTGCCACTAGTAACCAAAATTATAGAATTATGACAGAAGAAATAAGAATCAAGACAAGAGATTGGGAGAGACTTCTGAGCTACACACAGCAGCAGAAGTACAAGACTGCCATCAAGCAGGGTTGGTTCGCCAATTATCACAGCAATGCCTGGAGGCATGACACGTTCTATGGCGCATACATCTGGAAATATCCGAAACTTATTAAGGTTGTAAGGATGTTCGAAGAGATGCTTGGACATAAGCCATTATGGGAAGACATCACTGACGACAACCTTCGCGACCTCTTCGAGAAGATTCAGGAGAACTACGCTCCTAACTCGGCAAGAACCGTATGTGCAACCATCAAGGCTGTGATACGTGAGAACGATGCTACCAGGGAAATTCCTAGTCCTACGTTCGGCAGAATACTTAGAGCGAAGGCTGTACCGGTCCAGTCTGTATATCTCTCTGATGAGGAGATAAACAGAATCATAAAGTACAACCCTCACGGGAAAACAAAAAGATATGTTCAGAGAATGTTTATCATGGAATGTCTCTGTGGCGCACGTTACAGCGACTGCCAGAGAATGACGGAAGAGAACATAGATGATACCGGACACTTCCTGGTCTATGTGACACAGAAGACAAAGACCGAGGTAAGGGTTCCACTTCACAAGAAGCTCCGTCCGTTCCTCGTATGCGGTACTGGTGACGAGCCTCTTCCGGGTGAGATAGGTGAAAGGACGTTCAATAGAGCACTCCGCGATATCTGTCGTGACTGCGGAATAGATACGAATACAAAGGTGTTCAAAGCTGGAAAGGAAGAGACTGGAAAGAAGTATCGGTTCGTATCATCCCATACCGGCAGACGCTCGTTCGCAACGAATCTCTCAAAGAAGGGAGTGCCTCTTGAGCAGATTGCCGTCATGATGGGACATACCAGTAACGGTATGCCGAATATCCAGATGACACAGCGCTACATTGTCGGTAAGACCGAGATTGACAGCAATACACTGAGATTGTTCGGCGTCTATGAAGAAGACCTCGATAACGGTCTAGATGAGGATTAAGCTAAAACTGGAGGTGGCCAGCTGCCATCTCCTGCCATTGTTTAACCAATTAAAATAATGAATATGGTAGAAGATTATACAGTAGAAGAGTTGAATAAACTCATCAATGAGTGTCGGAAGAAGTACGAAAAGCTAGAAAAGGAGACCGTTATGAAGGCTCTGACTGGCGAGATTGGTACGAACTCCGCAATGGTGGAAGAGTTGGAGATTCTCAACATCCAATATCACGATGAAATGGATGAGTACGATATCACTGCACCTGACCTGAATCCAGATCTTATCGAAAACTTCAAGATGGCAGAGCGTGATGGCAAGAACGTCATTTTCGAGGCACAGGAATATCTTAAGATCCTGGGAATGTGCGAAGAAATGTTCAACCAGAAGCTATGGGTCAACGAAGATGGCCACATATGCGATGAAGAAGGTAATAGACTTTCCTCCGACAGAGAGCATCGTGTTTTCGAAGTTGTTAAGTGCGGAAAATAAGATATCTCTAGTTTTTCATAGCTAGATTGTTTAAATGAGTGTCCTCTCTTGCCCGTGAGGGTATGAGGGGATTTTTTAGAACGGCCCCGATTAGCCAAAAATAGGGAGCTTCGGCTCCTGCAATTAATAACCAAGCCCTACCGCAACACGGAAAGCGGAAAATTATGAAGAATATGTTAGAAGAAGAGTTAATCAAGACAGGTTATCGTTATCGTGAAAACGATGATAATTCCTTTGATGTATGCTACGATCATAACCAGGATTCTTTTTTCACGGGTGTCAATATGTATCATGTGGCAACTGTCAAAGAAGATAACGAGTTATGGTACATCAACAATAACGAAGGAGCCGGCTGGGGAGAATACCCAAAGGCTGATTGGACATTAGCAGATGCTATCTATGACCAGTGTATTGACGAACATATCAATTAATAAACATCTAAGCCCTCGACATCACGGTGAAGTCGTTTCTATGAAGAAGATTTTATTTCTGTTGATGTTTGTCCTTGCAACAGCATCATCCTTCGCGCAGGAGAAGCATCCTTACTACTGCACCATTAGCGGTACACGCAACCTTGCGAATAAGATTAGACTAGATCTTGAATGGGGCGAGCAGAAGCAGCTCGTAGCCCTTCGTGACGAGAACAACAAGAAGATTGAGTTTAACAACCTCACCGATATTCTCAACTATATGTCAGCGAGAGGATGGCAGTTCGTTACCGAATTGACTTATGATGGACATGTACATTACCTTCTGAAGAAAGAGGTATCTTCACCGGACGAGGCGAAGCAGGGACTTCGATTCAGTACGGATGAATAATAATCCAATAGCCGCTTATCACTTTACAGATAGGCGGCTATTTTATTAAAAATCACCACTAAAAACACACCGAAAAACACAATCTTCTCTTAAAATATGTGAATGTAAATATTCTATACTTTAATGAATGACACGAATTACTGTTTTTACTCTAATCGAAACATCTAGCCAAATCAGTACTTTCGAGAGCTTTGTTTTTACTTTTTACTTGAATGAGCATATAAAAACGCAAAAAAATCACGTTTGCGCAAATGAAAGTAATGAAGTATCTTTGCATCGACGCATTAATACGCAAGAAGCACATTGGTATTATTTGCAAGGAAATTTAGTAGGTGTCCGAAAGGAACCGAATAGAAAAATGGATTTCATTAAGTGGTGCTTCACTTTTTGAAATCCTTTTATTTTTATGCTATGCAGAGAAAATGCTTACACATATTGGTTGAATTGGTAGAGCGGTACGCAAGGGGGCGTTCCAGGGTGGAGCGCAGCAAGCGTATGACCGTTCTATCCTTTGCCATCTGGTGCAAGATGCAGCATAGCAATTCCGTAATGTTTGATATGGGTACGCGTGATTTGATGCGGGCACTTCATATCGGGCATACGAAAGCACAAATGATACTCCAAGCCATCAGGTCTTCCGAGTTGTTCTCAGTTCAGGAAGATGGACGCTTCATAGTGAACTCTTTCAAGGATAACACTATAAAGCGAAACAAGAAGGGAAGAGTATTCAAGGGTGCAAATATGTTTACCATAGAAGTAAGCAAAGAGATTACGCTGAAAGAAATATACAACAGACTCAACGAGTTACTTTTCCTGCATCAGATAGGAAGTATGGAGGCGAACAGCTCACACGTAAGTGCAAACAACCGCTCGTGTCGCTACTCACACATTCCTTTCTCTCAGCTGGAGAGTGCAGTTGGGATGTCTCATGGCTCAATTAGCGGAATAAAGAAACGTCTCAAAGAAAAGAAAGAGATTTCCTCTACATTTGCAGAGCTGCACATGGCAGACAGCAGATGTGGGGATCAGGTGAAAAGCCTTCTGGCAAAGTTCGGAAGGAACAATCCGTCTTTCGTGAGAGAAAATAATGTGTACGTCTGCATTCCTTGTTCGTATGCAATAACAGACAGAAATGCAAAGGCAAGCTGCGGAAGGCACATCATCTATGGTTATGCTGGCAAAAAAGCTAGCAAGAAAGGAATAACAAGGCAGGGGAGAGGGCTCTACTCTCCGATGCAAAGTTTGGGCAATTTGCCCGATTAAATGGTAGTGTTTCTGTTTTTGACGGTTTCACACTATAAGTAAGTGCTTGATTATATTGTATTGTTTAATCTCTCTTATGCCCTACGTGCGTGAGAGAAAAAAAGAAAAAAGATTATGAAGAATGAAACAAAACTTAAAAAGTTGGAAGCTTGGTTGGATGAGAATAATTTCAGTCACCACGTTCCTCGTTCTCTTGAGAGAGGCGTAAAAGGTAGTCCAAATCTCATCATAACCCCTTTCGGTCATCACAGAATTAACGTGAAGCTTGAGGGAGAGGACGACAGTTTGTTCTACGACCGCCACAAACATAAGAACCCTGTCTTTATAAGAGACTCAGAGGCTCCAAAATTTGTGCTCGAAAAGGTGCAGAACGTTATCATCGAGCTGATGAAGAAGGAGAACGCCTTCGCTCAGCTTACTCCTGAAGAGAGAAGAAAGGTGGAGAAGAAGCGAGAGAAGAACAGGAAGAAGAATCTCCGCAGAAGACAGAAGCACAATGCCGCCAACAACGGCATTTAATGATTTGAGATTAAAAATATTTAGATATGAACAATATGACTTTGACAAAGACAAGTAACCCATCGGATATCGAGCGTTACTTCCGTGGTGTTTTAGAGTTGGATAAGCAGAATAAGGAGTTTTCTGTGAATCTTGACGATGTGTGGCAGTTAGCTTACGAGCGAAAGGATAATGCCGTGCGTGGTTTGAAGGCTAACTTCATTGAGAATGTGGACTTTATAGTTATCCGCAATAATGCGGAAAATTCCAGTGCAGGAAGACCAACCGACGATTACTACCTCACTTCCGCTTGTTTGGAGTATTTCGTTGCTCGCAAGGTTCGCCCAGTGTTTGAGGTTTATCGTAGAGTGTTCCATAAGGTTGCTTCTGGAGAGATGACGGAGATAGAGAAGACTCAGCAGAAGATTATTTATGCCAACTGGGTTGTCGGGTTTCTGAATCTCAACGAGGCAAGCAAGCTGAGAATTGCTCAGGAGATAGGAAAAGATACCGGTATGGCCGGTTTACTTCCACAAGGTATTAATGCCGGCACAGAGGCTCCAACGCTCCACGCTGCGAAAGACCTTCTTAAGGAAAACAAAATCCCTTTCACTCCTGTTGCCTTCAACAGGATCCTGATGGCTAAGGGCGTTATCCATGAGGCTACACGTCCTAGCAGGGATAAGAACAAGCCTTGGAAGTGGAAGGTGCTCAACAAGGGCTTCGAGTGCTTCGGTCAGAATATCCAGGATCCGAAGTTTCAGTCTCAGACCCAGATTAAGTGGTATGACAACAGATTCTGTGATCTGCTGAAATTTGTCGGTATTGAGATTCCTCAGACGCTCGGGTTCTAAAATGTGGGAAAATCCCACATTTTGAATATAAATAAAAATCTAAATACGTAAAATCTGCGTATTTACTTAAAAGATTAAGTATATGAAAGAAAGATTAAAAATGATTTTCGACCGCATCGACATTTTTGTCGTTTGCATTGTCTTCGGGTGCTGCCTCACTGTAGCGGAGGTATTCATAGGAATACCTGGGGAGGGTGTTCTTTTTTTTATAATGACTTCCCTTATTACTGAAGTCTGCTACACCCTCCGCTGTAACGAGAAGCTGAAAATAGAGCTGATAGAGACAAAGGAAAATCTGAAGAAGGCTGAGAAAGAGTCGGATACTGTAATCCATCAGATCGTCGAGAAGGACAGGACTATCCGCTTCTACGTCTTACTAGGAATATTGTGGAGGAAGAGATGGTCATGCGAACACGCTAAGGTCAATTACTGCAAGCACAGGATAACATTGAGACAACTTATCGATGTGATGAATCATTCCGATAAGATGTGTGATAAGATTTCAAATAAAATTTCTGAGCTTACCAAGGATTTGAACGAACTCGATAAATAGATACTTGTCATAAAACAACTTTCCCCACGCCATCGGCAAATGACGTGGGGATTTTCTTTGTTAACAGTTCAGATAGTCGATGACTTTTCGGTTCGCCTCGTCTATCTTCTTATTGTCGAACTGAATATAGAGTGAAGTTGTATCGTTGTCCCACTCGCTATGCCCTAGAGCCTTGCCGATAACTTCCTTCGGAATATCAATACTCGACGCTATGGTGGCCCAGCTTCTTCTGGCAGTGTACCATATAATATTCTTGTGAAGTGGCTTGATTTCCTTCTTGATCAAGGCGCCACGCTTGTTCTTCTTCATCTCGGTAGGTCCGATTCTCTTCAGGTAATCTCCTAGCGTTCTCCTGAAGCTTGATTCCTTCGTTCCGTCATCCAGGATACACAGAAGGTGGTCCTTTCCCTTATACTTCTTGATGATTTCCATCGCTTCCGGTTCAACCTTGATGTCGTAGAGTCTGCCGGTCTTGTTGCGCTTGTATTGGATGCGCCCTCTCTTGATGCAGTCAGCAGGAAGTTCGAGCAGGTCGGAGAGGTTGATGCCTATCAGATAGAACCCGAGCATGAACAGGTCACGGTACTTCTCCATGAAAGGCTCTACCGGAAAGTCACGATACTCCCTCATCTCCTCGGCACTCAGATACAGGTACTGCTGACGCTCCGTCTTGATGGAAAACTTACGGAAAGGATATTTGGTGGTAATCTCATTATCTATGGCCCAGTTGAACACCGTACGTATGTTTCTGAGGTCGATCGCTATTCCACCGCTCATACGACCCTTCAGGAGCTCGTGTGCCTGAAATCTTTCGAGCCAGTCCCTGTCGATGTTGTCGAAATCCGCATGCTCATCGAAGGATTCAATCCTCTTCCTTGTTCTGAGGAATATCTCCTTTGTGCTGTCCTTGGCCTTGGTCTTGATGAACTCATCGATGTAGTAGAGGATATTCTTCTCTACCGATGCAGCCCTTCCGTTGATGATGGCTTTGATTTCGTCCTTCATCCTTGCTGCCGGAAGATCACCATTCATATAGACATATTCTTCCACGGACGCAAATAGCCTTGCTAGCATGGCCGTCTTGGCTCTTGCGTTCGGAACACTCTTCGGGAATACCATCCCGCTGAACTTGACGGTACTCGTGATGCCGGTATAGACCTGGAATCTCTTTCCCTGATAACTGATGATGAAGAAAACCTTTAGGGACTTTCCTTCAACGTACGTCTTGATGCTATTCATACTTACTCACAGATTTTACTCACAATTTTTACTCACAACTCAATTTTACTCACATATTACTCACAAAACTACTCACATTGGCGTACATTATGCACGATTTTGTACCTATTTTGTGGGTGAAAATGATGATTTTTGATTATGTTTTTATAGTGAAAAACGATGTAAGTGGTTGATTATCAATACTTGAGCGAGATACGGGAGTCGAACCCGCCTCACAGGCTTGGGAAGCCCGTGCACTACCGATGTGCTAATCTCGCGAAGGAAAATACTAACTCCTTTCACAAGAAAGAGCCACGAGCGGGACTCGAACCCGCGACCCACGCATTACGAATGCGTTGCTCTACCAACTGAGCCATCATGGCT